ATGAGCGTTGCATTCCGCAGCCATATCCTTCCAGAAGGTGTGCGTCTTGAGGTTGAGCAGCGCAAGCTCCTCTCGCGCAAGAAACTGAGCGTTTCCGAATGGGGGGCTCTTCCAGGCGAGCACGGCACGGCGGCGCGCGTTTTATTGGCAGCTGCCTTGCGTGAGGACGCTCGTGACTCTAGAGAAGCGATCACGCTCACGCATGAGGCTGCCGCGGCTCTCCCCGCCTCAATCGCTGCGATTGTTAACCTGCCTGGGCTGGCGCGGCTATCAGCGACGCTTTCGTTTGAAGGTCGCATCGACACGCCTGACGGACGTATCCGCGTGCGCTGGTACGATCCGAACACAAGGCCCGTCCTCGCCACACGCACAGGGGCATTTGTGTCGGTGGGCGAGGAGACCGGCCGGCTCACGCCAATATTGTTTGCTCTGACTGAAGCAATCGATGCCTACAATGCGAGTGTTGGTCAGCCGATTGAGACACGGATCAGTCTTTGGCAGCCTGTACAGGAGGCCCTGCGTCACGCGACTGGCGTCGAGGCCAAGGCGGACGAGTATCTCTCCAGCCTGACCATCTACCAGGCTGGATCGTTTGCCCTCGATGTTCGTGAAACCAAGAATGGTCCCGACTTCGTTCCGGTTCTTATGAGCCGTGCCAAGGCAATGTCGCTGGAGGACAACGCGCCGGCAGCAGAGGATGAGGGCGATGCTCCGGCGCCCGATCTGCGCGACGAGACGGTCGACGCGCTTCTGCCGCCTGAATTGCAGAAGCGGTTCGTCACCGAGCGCTTCGCGCAGGCTTCCGCAACCCGCGACGCCTATGTTCTTGGGCGCAATGTCTTTGTCGTCCTTGATCCTGATCTGAAGACAGCGCTTGATGTAGTTCGCCGCATGCGCGCGGCCCCTTTGGAGACACGGCGTACCTTTGTTCGCAACCCGCGCCCCGCAATCAGTGAGGCGCTCGGCCGTCAAGAGAGCGCGTCGATTGCCGCAAGCCTGTTCGTGGAGACACAGCAATATTCTGAGCGGGTTATGGGCTTGGGAATTTGGGAGCGCCCAGCTCTTCCCTGGCTTCAGAAGAAAGCGGGCCAATGGCTCCCCGAGGGAGTTGCCCTCAAGCTTGGTGATCGGACCGTCGCCTTGAGCAGCGAGGCTGTCGAGGAGCTCGTCACGCGCGTCGAAGCTGCCAAGAGCCAAGGAGTAGACACGATAACCGTCGAGGGCACCGCGCATCCCTTAGCAGAAATCGAAGCTGCTCTGGCCACCGTAATCCCACCTGCCAATCAAACCTCCCTCACGGAGCCGGTCGAAGAGGAGGCAACGCACGAGGCCTCTCCTCTCGGCTATACCGCGGTCGACGAACGCCAAGTCCTCATCATCAAGGAGAACCTAGAGGGCGTTGAGTACGAGGTGACGGCGCCGCAGCGGGTCGCTGCCATCTCCAAGGACATGCCCACCGCCTTGATGGCAGCCACGAAACCTAAGCCGCACCAGCACGATGGGTTTACTTGGCTCGTGGATGCCTGGGTGTCAGGGTGGCCTGGCGTACTCCTGGCTGACGATATGGGCCTCGGCAAAACGTTTCAGGCGCTCGCGTTTTTGGCATGGATCCGAGCCAATAAGCGCAGTCCAGGCAGTGCAGCCCTAACCCCGCTCCAGCGCGGGCCTGTGTTGATTGTTGCCCCGACAGCTCTTCTCAACAACTGGGTTGCGGAGGCGGAGCGGCACCTGACTCCTGGGGCGCTCGGGGATCGGGTCGATGCGTTTGGCAGCGGTCTTCGTCGACTCAAGCGTCCTAGGGACGAGCAATGGTCTCCTGAGGACGCCCTGGACATTGACGTTCTGCGAGATGCGGACTGGATTCTGACGACCTACGAGACGCTCGCCGACAATCACCGCGCATTCGCGCGGGTTGGGTACTCTCTCGCGGTCTTTGACGAAATGCAGAAGGTCAAGGACCCGCGTACCATCAACACTCATGCCGCGAAAGCGATCAACGCCGATTTTGTGCTGGGGCTCACCGGAACACCGATCGAGAACCGACTTGAGGATCTTTGGTGCATCATGGATCGGATCGCACCGGGCTATCTTGGCGACTTGAAGTCGTTCTCTGAGGCGCACAGTGACGAAAACCCTGAGAGCCTGAAGGCTCTCAAATCCAAGCTCGATACGCCCAGCGGGCGTCGGCCAGCCGCGATGCTGCGCCGTATGAAGGAAAGCCATATCCAGGGCTTGCCGACAAAAACGATCGCCCCCTACCCTACCGATATGCCAGGTCCCCAAGCGGAGGCCTATGCACAGGCTGTCCGTATAGCCCAGACCGGGGAGCGCACCCATGGCGCGATGCTCAAGGCAATCCATGCGCTACGGGGCATCTCGCTTCACCCTGACGGCGGCGAGACTGTCGACCCTTATGACCCCAAAGCAGCCGCAGCCTGGATCAATCGATCGGCGCGTCTGATGCGAGCGACTGAAATCCTTAGAACAATCGAGAAGGCAGGCGAAAAAGCAATTGTGTTCATCGAGGATCGGGCTGTCCAGCGTGCCTTTGCTGGTATTGCGGCCACCTTATTCAAGCTCCCGATGGAACCCGCGATCATCAATGGGGAAGTCCCCGGAGCCAAGCGCCAAGCGATCGTTGATCGTTTCCAAGCAGCTCCACCCGGCTTTGACCTCCTCGTGCTGTCCCCGAAAGCGGCTGGCATCGGATTGACGATTACCGCGGCCAATCACGTGGTGCACCTCAGCCGCTGGTGGAACCCTGCAGTGGAAGATCAATGCAACGATCGCGTTTATCGGATCGGTCAGAACAAGCCGGTGACAATTCATCTGCCCATGGCGATTCACCCCGGCTTCCAGGCCGCGTCCTTTGATCGGACGCTTGATCAATTACTGACCCGAAAGCGCGAGCTCTCCCGGAATATGTTGGCGCCACCGGTTTCGGACGGCGATGTGGGGGCACTCTTTGGCGCCACAATCCAGGCGAGCTAGCGTCGGCCAGGTGGGTCGGCACCCAAGAACAAAGAGGCGGAGATTACGATTGTGAAGGCGCTAGTCATTCGCGAGCCCTGGATTGATTTGATCCTGGAAGGCAAGAAAACCTGGGAGCTCCGAACAAAGCCCACGTCCATTCGTGGACGCATCGCCCTTATTCGCCAGGGATCAGGTGAGATCGAAGGACTTGCCAACCTCGTGGATGTGCTTCCATCCCTTCGGCCGGAGGATCTTGCCGACTCCATCCCCTTCCACAGCGTCCCTGCCAGCCGGCATCACGAGGTTGCTGCCAATAACTGGTTGACGCCGTGGGTGTTGGTCGATGCCAAGCGCTTAGCCGCTCCGGTGCCCTATACTCACCCGTCAGGAGCCGTGACATGGGTCGATCTTGAGGCCTCCACCAGTTCGGCAGTTGAGCGCGGTCTTTTGAATGCCTCCCAGCCTCGAGCGATGCCTCAGTCATCACCTCTTACATCGCCAGGGGACACCGGGCGGACTTCCTCTCGTACAACTGTCTCCGATGCGACCAAGCCACCGAGAGCCAATGCGCCCAAGATCTCACCTGCACTTGAGACACAGCTCGTCGTAATCGCTGAGGAGCGCAGCTTCTCCGTCAAACCACTCGTTAGCTCGCAAACCAAAATGCGGGAATTCTCAATTCGGAAGAGCGGCACCCAACGATTTGTGTTCGTCGATCGAATGCCCGCGTCAGATCCGCAGTTTCGGGTGTTCATCGAGCCGTCGATTGATAAACTTATAGAGCAAAAGGTTGTGAGGATCCCAGGCGTATCGCGGTTCCACAGTCGGACGCGCGGGGATCATCTCTTTCGGCACAGCGCCTTCCGCGCCTTTGCTCCCCTGGATCCGGTGGAAGGCGAGCCCGCTGCTCATGGTTGGCTTGTTGAGTCCAGCCATGCCGATACAGCCTTTGCAGCCTTCCTGACCTGCATCCGGTCAGCCTAGAGCAGGCTGGTCAAAGAAGACCGGCCTCTGCAAGGTAGGGTGATGGGGAGGCAACCTGATCGCCAATTCGGCCGCTCATGGTAATCATGAGCCGGCGCTTGGCTCGCGTCATCGCTACGTAAAACAACCGTCGCTCACTCTCTTTCTGTTCGACCGTCTCGGCCCGCCGCAGCGGCCAAATGCCATCGTTCGCGTCGAGAATGATGACCGTGTCGAATTCCTTTCCCTTGGCACGAAGTGCCGTCATCAGGTGGACCGGTCGCTTCCACACCTCACCGGCGGCTCCTGAGTCGTCGTCCTCGCCCGGCAGTTTCACGAGAGTCTCGCGGGCGCTATCGAGGTCGTCCAAGAACTGCTGGAAGTCATCCCCATAACGGCCCGCAAATTCCGCGAGGTACAAGAACGGAGGATCAGTGTAGAAGATATCCTCTTGCGATTTCCCATAGTCTTGGTTGAGTCCGGCAAAGTGGTCACCAAGCGCGTAGATGGCATCCTTGACGGAAGGGGCTCCAAGCAGCGCGCGTAAGGAAGAGGCAAACGCGCTGCTGGCGTTCCCATCGTCATTGGTGCCCTTCAGCGATCCGCGGTAACTCACCAGCGCTTGGATCGCATCCTCATAGGTCTTTGGCCTGCTGGAGCGTAAGTAACTAGCGAGGGGCTCCCGTTCAGCCTTCTTCAACGGAAAGCGCTTGACCAGATCACAGAGTCTGACGACGTCTTCGACGATAGTCGGCGAGCGAAATCCGACACGAGCCATTGCGCAGGTTTGGAGGGCATGGCGCAACTTTTCGAACGCACCGCTCATGAAGACTTGGAGATCCTCGGCGGCACAGAAGGGAAGATCCTGGCTGGCCATCAGGACTTGGTATGGGATGAGCTGCGCACGCTTTCGAGAGAGGATAGCGATCTTGGCACCTGGCCTCTCGCTAGACAGAAATCCACGCACCTCGTTCATGACTGCGTCGATCGACTCGACGAATTTCTCTCGTCGGACGATCTCGACCTGTGCATCAACCTCCTGCATGGGAATGACGCGCTTCGCCTCGCGTCGCTGGTTATTGACGATGAGACGCTGGGAGGCGGCAACTAAGTTGCGTGGGCAGCGGTAGTTCCGCTCCAATATATAGGTCGTGAACGAGCGCCCGAAGTGTTGCTCCGGAAACAGGATGTAGTGAGGCGTTGCTCCGCGCCATTCGAAGATCGCCTGATCGTCATCACCGACGATCGTGAGTTCGGCCTTATGCAGGTCGACGATTTGGCGGATGAGCGCGAGGTCTAGAGGATTGATGTCCTGAAACTCGTCGACAAGGACGTGCGTGAAGCGAGAGCCGCCAGTCGGGTGGCGGGCATCTGCGATTTGGCGGCGTACGTCCAGAAAGGCGACGTACTTCTGATCCTCCAGGGTAAAGAGCGCCTGTTCGATGAGCGATCGACAGCAGTCGACCCAGAAGGGAAACATTGTCTCGACAAACGTCTCGATGCGGCGGTCCTTGAGGATCTCGCACTCGACGAGCTTGTCGATCATTTCGTCGATCTGCCACAGCAAGCCAAGGCGGATCAGATGATCGACCTGATCGTTTGCGGCCCAGATCGTTTTGGCTTCGTGATCGAACCCAAGCGATTTCAGGCGATCGATGAGATTCATCAGGATTTTGTCCACCACATAGGGCTGGGCCTTCATCGCCTTCTCGATAGCCGGGTACTTTCGCCATATGGGTTGGAGCGTATTCTGTGCACAGCGGCTCCGATCGGCTTCAGTCGCAAGAATTCTCGGGCTGTGGTGGTTGGCCCGTATCCGTCTGAAGCCCCAGCCATTCAGCGTGACGACTTCAACGGCATTCGACACTCCTACAAAATCACGACTGGCCAGACGGGCTCGTAGTTCGTCCCTCGCTGCACGAGTGAACGTCACGACCAGAAAGCGTCCCTTTCCGTCTGCTCGATTATGAAGTTCAGCGCATCGCCAGAGGAGCGATTGGGTTTTGCCGCTTCCTGCTGGCGCCAAGAGGCGAAGGTTTCCAGCTGGAGCTTTACAGAAACGCAGTTGGTATTCGTCAAGCTGCTGGTGAGAAACCTCGCTCCCCGCCACATTGTAACCAGTACTGCTCACAGCGCCCGCCCCACTTGACCATTATATTAGACGAAATCTTCTCTAGAAATCCTGATTTGTTTCAGCACCTATCTCAACCACGAAGTTTCACGATCTCCTCGTTCGTGCTGGCTGGCTGGTGCCTCTCACCCGGAGACGCTTACCCTTGAAAGGCTAACCGCAACGCAATGATCGGTGTCACTCTTTGGCGAATCTGACCAACGCCGCCGTTTTGGGGTCATAGATGTACCCCGTGATCGTACCGTCCTTGATCCGATCGACCGCCTCATCGATCACGAAGAGCGGAACGAGGAACCACTCACGCGGTACCACCGGCTGCCCGAAGCGATCCTTGATTTCGATGTCGAGCCGCGCTGCGCCGAAGATCCGGTGAATGAGATTCTCAAGCCTGGTGCGGCTGATGTTGTAGAGCTCATAGGTCGCGGCGATCTCCACGTCGGCCATGAGGAAGGTCGGGTCGAGCTTGGCGTTCGCCAACCGACGCTCCAAATCGCCTCCCGTCACCCCGATCTTATGAAGAACGTCGCGGTTGGCTGCGACGACGGGATGGTCGGACTTGCTGCGCAGAACGTAGATCGTGCCGCTCGCTTCGTCACCGTTGCCCGTTTGGTCGGCGAAAAGCGGCCCCGCAGTCGGGTCTGTGATGCGCCTTCCAGACTCGTCCTTGTAGAGAGCTCTTTGCAATGAACGTAAAAGCAGGTTGCTTTCGGTTCCGTTCGAGTAGATCACTCGAAGCCGGGCGTCGAACTCGCCATTCGGCGCTTTGAACGTCTCACCAACCTCAGCCACGTAAGCCATCTGACCGCCCAGGATGAAGAGGTTCCCCTGGACGATATCCGCCTTGAGGAAGCCTGCGTCCTTGACGAACGGGCGGGTGGCTCGGATACCGGTATCCAGCTCCTTCTGGACCTGCTTGAACAAGGGCTCGAATCGCTCGAAGTCTTCGCACCTCTGACGATTGGCAACTTCCTCCGCTGCACGCTTTTCGACGCTCGGACGAACATGCTTCAGCTCAGTGATATTCGAGCCGCCCGCGATATCACTAAGCTCGGCGAGAAGCTCATCCTCGTCCATGGTTTCGGCGCTGGCGGTTGATGCCGCCTCAGCGCCGACAAGCAAACCCTGATGGTCGAGGGGCTTCAAAAGCGTTCGGCACTCCTCCAGCTCCCGCATGCGGTCAAGGCGCACGGCGTAGAGCCTTTCGAAAATGTCCCCATCTTCGCTGTGCGAGGGCAGGCGGCCGTGCTGCTCGACAAAGCGCTGCACCTCCTCGAACCCAGCGATGATGCGCTCCTCCCGGGGAGAGCGCCCGCCCTTCTTCGCCGGCTGGGCGAAATCGTCCAGTTCGGCGCGAAGGTCATCGAGATCGAAATCACTCATAACGGCCCTCATCCTTGAACCGCACGAAGGCAGCAGCACCCTCGGCCATGCGCTTCTCCCAGGCATCGGTCGAGGTGATGGACGGCAGCCGCCCCCGCTCCTTCTTGAAACGGACCGCACGCATCGCCAGCTCCTTCGCCTCCTCCGGAGAAAGGCTCGTCCGCTTGCCGGCGATGATCGCCGCAACCTGCTTGAGGCTGTCCTCGCTCATCGTCTTGGCAAGAATGGCATAAGCCTCGCCGAAGGGATTGATCCGGTCGATCAGGTCGATATCGAGTTCGCGCACGCTCAGGGCGAACTGGCGGACGCCATCGATGAGGGCCGTGTTCCCGCCCGTCTCGGGGTCGGTCCTACCCAACGCGGTTTCCTTGGCCTTCTGGGTCAGATTGAGGGCGGCGATGGCATGCTGCCTGACTGCCTCTTGGTCCTCGCTGTCCAGTTCGGGGTACTTGTCCTTGATGATCTTTCCTAACCGCAGCTGAGTCAGCTCCTCGGGCACGAGCTCCGGGTCGAACAGGCCGCGCTCGATGGCGCTCTTTTCCTGCACGAAGGCGGCGATCACCTCGTTGAGGTCCTCACGGCAGATGCGCGCGGCTTCCGGGCTTTTGGGTTCGGCAAGGCCCTTGATCTCGATCTGGAACTGGCCGCTTGCCTCGTTGAAGCCGACATTGCACTTGTCCGGGTCATAGCCACCCTCACCATAGTCGAAGCCAGGGGTGGGCCCGCTGTTCGGCTGCTTGGGCTTGAACTCGAAGCGCGGTGCCAGAACCTGCTCCATGAGAAGGCTCGCCGCGATGGCCTTGAGGGTGTCGTTCACCGCCTCCGTGACGGCCTGTTCGGATGCATCCGGCTCCGCGATCAAGTTGGTGAAGCGGGCGCGGGTCTTGCCCGGCGCGTCGCGGGTGGCGCGACCGATGATCTGCACGATCTCAGTCAGGCTTGAGCGATAGCCAACCGTCAATGCATGCTCGCACCAGATCCAGTCGAAGCCCTCCTTGGCCATGCCAAGCGCGATGATGATGTCGACATGGTCCCGGTTGTTCTTCTGCGCCGGGTCTTTCAGCGCGGCGGAGACCCGCTCGCGCTTGGCGGGCTCGTCATCGACCAGATCGGCGATCCTGAGCACACGGCCCTCCGGCGTCTTCACCAGCTGGAAGCCGGTCGCTGGGTCAGTACCCTGCCACTCGCCTAGCGCCTCGATGATGTGCTCGACCTCCCGGATCTTGTCTTTCGTGCTCTCGCGGGAATTGACGTTAGGGATATGGACGATCGTCTTCTCGGCCGGGTCCAAAACCTTAAGGATGTCGTCGGCGTAGGAGCCGGAGTAGAAGAAATAGCCGATATCGAGCTGCTTCAGGTGCTCGTAGCCGTTCAGCTGCTCGTAATAGGTGTAGGTGACGGTGTCGAACTTCGCCTCGTCCTGCGGGGCTAGAACCGCCTCGGCATCGCCCCGGAAGTAGGATCCCGTCATCGCCACGATATGCACGCGGTCGCGGGCGATGAACTGGCCGAGGTGCGTCCCGAGCTTGTTGTCCGGGTTGGCCGAGACATGGTGGAACTCGTCCACGGCGATCAGCCGGTCGTCGAAAGCCTCGATCCCGAATTTGTCGACCGCGAAGCGGAAGGTGGCGTGGGTGCAGACCAGCACCTTGTCCTGGCTTTCGAGGAATGCGCCGACCGCATTGACCTTGCCGCCGTTGTCGCCGCCGGGGGCATCGCAGAGGTTCCATTTCGGGGCGACTTTCCAGTCCGCCCAGAATCCGAACCTGGTCAGCGGCTCGTCGTGGAAGCTGGAGCCGATGGATTTTTCCGGAACCACGATGATCGCCTGCTTGAGCCCCTGGTTGTGGAGCTTGTCAAGGGCGATGAACATGAGCGCGCGGCTCTTGCCTGAAGCAGGAGGCGACTTGATCAGAAGATACTGCTCTCCGCGCTTCTCATAGGCGCGCTCCTGCATCGGCCGCATGCCGAGCTCGTTCGCCTTGGCCGAGCGGCCGTTGTGAGCATAAGCGACCGAGACGGAGGGGGCTTTCTTATGATCGGTCATGCGCGGCGCTCCTCGGCAAAGTGTTTCTCGAAGGCCTTCACGCTGCCATAGGTCTCGGCTACGCGGGTCTGGACTTTGCGCATCATGTCGGATCCGCGTTCGGGCCAGCCATGGTGTTCGAACATGGCAGCGAAGCCGCCGAATTTACCCTGAGCGATCTCGGCGATGATCTTTGCATCACCCCCAGGCTTGTATGTGTTTGCTTTCACGCGTTTGCCCCCACCTTGCGCTTTCCGGCAGCTCCCTGTCCTGCCCTCATCTTCGTGTAGAGTTCGAATAGCTTCTCCAGCCGCTCCGTATCGTTGCGGAACCGGCGGCCGATATAGATGCGCTCCAGTACTTCATCGTTGCGCTCATGCGCCTCCCGAAGATCAGCGGGCATGTTGCTGGGATTGTAAAGTTCGGCGATCGTTGCAGGGAAATGCGCCTCGCGCGCCAAGAGGATGTCCTCAGCGGAGCGAGTCAGATCGGCCTTGTTCTTCTCGGTGAGCGAAGGAACGGGGAATGTGTTCCAGCAAAGTGTATTCGTAAACCGATAGTCCGTTCTCATTCGCGCGCAGACAGCAGCGACCCAAGAGTGCATCATACGAGATACGACGATGCCCAACACCCATAGTTCGGAGCACGGCATGCCGAATGCTAGGTTTGAAATAGCGGTTCCGGCCTGTAGCAATCCTGCAGGCAGGTAATCGCGATTTTCGGAGCTAGTAACAGGCACACAGATTAGTGGCACCTTGGGTAGTGGTTTACGCTCGTCGAACCGATACGCCCAGGCGGCTGCTTTCACCGTGGCCGCTTTAGAGCTTTCTAGCCGAAATTCTTTAACCCGCGCCACTCGGCTAGAGATGCTCGGGACTGCGAGGGCGTCATCGACACTTTGATCCTCTATCCAAAGGCAGTATCTGTTCGTCCCCCTTATCAACTCTATCGAGCCGACGAACGGACGAATGAATCTTCGGATCTGATCCTCTGTTAGGCCCAATTGCCCTACTTCGCTGCCTTCCAGCAGAAGGTGGCCGCCATCCGTGGGAGAGTTTCCACGATCAAATTCAGGAAGTCCCGAAATCTGGCTCCGCCGTGGTTCAACAATCGTGTTAGTGCCAGGGATCAAATACGCGTTGATTGCAGGCACCTCACGAACGACGCTTAATCCATTGTCATCAATTTCAAATAGCTTCTTGCTTCCATGAAACGCGGCGGCAAAGCCAACGATCACAACCGTGACACCGGCATTGTGACTCGCGAGGTTCTTCCAGTTAAAGGAAGTATGAGCAAATATTATCTCATACCCGGCTTGAAACAGCATCGGCCACAGAATCGCGGCTTGCTGCCCTTGACAGATTGAATTTGTCGCAACGAATGCTGTAGCTGACTTAGTGTGCCGCCCGTAAATAGCTGCTTTCATAAACCAGCCCGCCACATAGTCTAACGACTTCCAGTTCGCGGTGCTCTGGCTAAATATTGCCTCCAAGTCGGATTTTTGTTCTTGGGTCTGACGTTTACTGCCTAGGTAGGGCGGATTCCCACAGATGTAGGTCTCGCCACCTTCATTGTCGAAATCGATCTGCGCCTGTTCTAGCGGCGTGCTAAACAGATCATCAGCCTGGAATTTAACTCCCTTCCCCGTCGGCGGGCAGATGCTCAGCCAGTCGAGGCGCAGGGCGTTACCACAGGTAATCCAGTTCTGAGCATCCAGAGGCAGAAACTCGGCTAAAGCCTCCTTCTGACCTCGATAGAGCACATCGCACTGATACTCTGCAATGATGAGGGCCAGGCGCGCGATCTCGGCCGGGAAATCGCGCAGCTCGATGCCCCTAAAGTTGGTGAGCGGGATTTCTGTGCGCCGGTCTGGCTCGCCGCGTCGCTTGTTGATCTCGGCCTCGATAGCCCGCATCTCCTTGTAGGCGATAACCAAGAAGTTGCCCGAGCCGCAGGCCGGGTCGAAGACTCTGATCTTCGCCATGCGATTGCGCAGGTTCAGGAGCTTGCGCGGGTTGTCCCCCGCCTCTTCCAGCTTCTCGCGCAGGTCGTCGAGGAAGAGCGGGTTCAGCACCTTCAGGATGTTCGGCACGCTGGTGTAGTGCATGCCGAGCGCGCCGCGCTCATCATCGTCGGCGACCGCCTGGATCATCGAGCCGAAGATGTCCGGGTTGATCTTCCTCCAATCGAGGTTGCCGATGTGCAGCAGGTAGGAACGGGCGATTCGGCTGAAGCGCGGCACATCCGTACTGCCGGAGAACAAGCCGCCGTTCACATAGGGAAACGCATCGGCCCACCGGGGCATGCTGGCCGCCGCCCGGTCGGCGATCTTCATGTTCATGGCGCGGAAGATCGTGCTGATCACCTCATGAGTGTTCGACGAGTCCTTCGCGCTCATTTGCTCGATGGTCGCCGTGAACAGGCGGTTGCCGACGAAGATGTCGGTATCCTCGGCGAAGAAGCAGAAGATCAGCCGCGCCATGAAGTGGTTCATGTCGGGGCGGCGCTGTGCGGTTCCCCAGTCGGGGTTGTCCTTCAGCAGTTCGACATAGAGGCGGTTCAGGCGGCCTGTCGCCTTGATGTCGAAGGAGCTTTCCCGGATCTGCCTGACGGTCGTGATCCCGGCCAGGGGCAGGAAGAAGCCGAAATGGTCCGGAAAGTCCCGATAGGCGCAGGCCACCGTCTCGCCGCTTGTCAGGTCCTCGGCCTCGAAATCCTCGCCATCGGTCGCCAGGACGAACCGTGCCTTCGCCCTGGCCGTGGCCGGGCTCGCCTTCAGGGCGGCCAGGGTCTTCGTCACCTCCCCGGAGGGGCAGACGGCGATATGAATGTTGTTCGTCTGGAGGACGCCGCCCAGGTCGGACTTGTTGGATGCGCCGGTGCGCAGCCGCTTGATCGTCGTTTCCTTGTTCCCGAACGCCTGGAGAAAGGCGAACGGAAATTCAGCGGGGTCGAATGGCTGCTCGGAAAGATCCGAGATGGCTTCTTCGATCTCAACGGCGTTCATGGAGCCCCTTCCCCAATCCGTTCCGGATGTTTCTTGCGCCTCCCGCACAGCCGCTCAGGGAGCCGCCGGCTACCCGATGTGCCGCTGGGCGATGCCTGTTCTGTCTCCCGAAGGATGGGCCCCCGTCAAGAGTGCGACAACCTGTCCATGGCTGGGTAGGCTGGGCCCCGGCTCGCTGCCCCAGCCTCTGGTGGAAACGCCCTTACCCGAACCGCGACTTCACGTAATCCGTCACGGAGTTGCCGGACAGTTCCATGGTTGCATTGGCGCCACGGACAAAGAACCGGTGAACGGATCCGTCCTTGACGAAGGCAGGTTTGGGGCCCTTCTCGCAGCGCACCACCATAACCCGCTCTCCATCCTCATCCTCGAAGTGAGGATGGACATAGGGCAGGAAGATCTCGCCGACGCGGTCCTTGAGCAGGTTCACCAGATGCAGGCCCATCTTGTCCTCGTTGGGGAAGCCGTCCGCCGAGAGCCCGAGAACCTTCCCGTCATCCGCCACGCCGATCACCAGCGTTCCGCCACGTGCATTCAGGAAACCTGTGATGGTCTTGAGCGCGGCCAGATGCATCTTCTCGTCCGGCTGGCCCGTGTGCAGGTTCGTGCGCAAGGTCGACTTGAACTCGATGCTCTCGCCCTCCCCCGCGGCAAGGAGATCGGCGACGGAAACGGCGGACGGCGCGGGCGCAGGCGTCTGCCCGCAGAGCTGCCGGTAGGCCTCCCGCACCAGATGCGCCATGCGCACCCGACGCTCCTTCAAGAACTCCTCATAGGGCAGCTCCCACCAGAGGGGCGGCAGGGCGTGCCATTTGTACATGGTCTCCCGCTCCTGGGGCGAAAGGGCAGCGTCCAATGCCGGCGCGTAGTCCATGGGAGCCTTGTCGCTGATCTTCAGGTTGTCAGGCCATTCGACAACCGCGAAGTTCGCGATCTGGTTGACCTGCCGGTGCTCGGTGATGCCGAGCTTGGACAGGTAGGCGCGTGGAAAGAGATGGTGCTGCTCGAAGGTGGCCTTCGAGCCGTTGATCGCAGGGTTGACCATGTCCGCGATCTTGAGCGGGCTGTAGAGAGCGCGGGCACCTAGAAGGATCAGCGAAGCCTGATAGGCGAAGCGCGAGGGGCTTTGGGCCGCGGAGGTCGCAAGGCTCGAAGGCAGCGAGATATCCCAATAGTCCTTCGTCAGAGCCGTCGCGCACATCTGACGCAGTTTCGCCAGATACTCATCGCCGCTCTTCAGGTCGCGCAGCTGCGCGATGTCGAACTCGAATGCGGTTTCGGGCGAGCTCGTGTAACGCCGTGTGAGCGAGGTCATGAAGAAGAATTCGGCGATGGCCTGCCGCATGATCTGCTTGTCGATGCCGTGATCGACAATGCCGATCAAGTAGAGGACATATGAATAAATAATCGCCGTTTCCGACGTGATCATGCCCTCGTGGCGGTAGCCCGCCAGTGCCAGCGCGCTCAAGTAGTGGTGCCAATTCGCCAGGTTGACGACGCGGCTTTGCGCCAGCTTCAGGAGCTCGAACTGCGCATCCCGCTTCTGAGGATCGACCTCGCCCGTCACCGCGTCGCGACCTCTGAGCACGCTGTAGACGTTTTCAAGGCGTGCACGCTTCAGTCCCAGGCCAACACCCACTCGCAGAAGCTGATCCGGAGACGGCTTGATGAAATGGTTGAAGGGCGAGGGACCGCCCGCACTGGGTCGCGTCGCTTCGCCCGCGAACCGCTCCAGCTCCGCCCGTCCCTCGTCCCAGAAGACGGACATGAGGGTCATGATGAAGTCGGCTTGGTTGAGCTTCTTGCCCTCGCCGTTGATGCGCACGAACACGTCGGCGACGGCCTCGGCGTCAAGGGTCGAGCTCAAGGTCAAAGCCGTGAAGGTATATTGCGGAAGGTTATGCAGCTTGCCTATGGCCGCCTGCGCGCGGCTGATCTCCTCGGGCGTCAGATCCCGAACCTGCTTTAGACCCTCGAGATAGCGCATGGCTACATCGAAGACCGTCACGCCCGGCTGCCACAACTCGGAAATGTCGGGGATATAGGCCTTGTCCTTGACGATGGACGCATCGGTCACATCGAAGCGGGCCTGCAGAGGATTGAAGGCTATCCGGATGCGCTCCTTCTTGAAGTTCGACCGCACCACCTCCTTGCCTTTAAGCACGGCATAGAGCGAGGTCAGCCGCTGCTGGCCATCGACGATCGCCAGCGATGGGGCACGCTGGTGCTCCTTGGTGCCGATGGTCTTGTTGCCGGCGTCCGCTCCCGTTTCCCAGAACAGCAGGTAGCCAACAGGATAACCACGATAGAGCGAGTCGAAGAGGTTGCGGACATTGACGTTAGGCCAGACGAAGGGCCGCTGGATCTCCGGAAGCCCGATTTTGCCTAAGTCGATATCCTCGACGAGCGAGACAAGCGGAAATGCCGTCGTTGTAAACAGTGCCACGATTCACCCCCCGGTTAGGTGGCAATCTGTCCTGTCCCTTTTGATCGCACAAGAACCGCAACCTGCGGCAGATGAAATTTCCTGCTTAAGTTGCATTCAGGCGACAAGAGCTGGTCGCCTCACCGCCGAACTGGTTACCTCCGCGCAACATAAACAGCATCAATATTTTTCATTAATTCCATGATTACTTGACGTATTTCTGCAGAAATTACTATATAAACTTATGCAAATGCAACGTAAATGAGCCCATATAGCTATTTCTTATCTGTTTTATTTGGCGCTACATTGTATGGCGCTGCCGCCTTTCTCTTCTGACAGAGAGGCGCGAAGGAATTCTTGGAGCTTAATCGCAAGGGCATCGACATCCTTGGTCTCGCACTCCCAGACAACTAGTACGGACCAACCCTTGGCCTTTAGGGCATTCACGGCCTCCTCGTCTCGCTCGATGTTCCGTTTGAATTTAGCATGCCAATACGCCGCTCGGGTCTTCGGTGTGGTTGTCCGGGAGCAGCCGTCATGACGGTGCCAGAAGCAGCCATGCACGAAGACCGCCTTTCGCAGGCGCGGGAAGATCAGATCCGGCGAGCCCGGCAGATCACGGCGATGCAAACGGAACCGATAGCCGAGGCGGTGAACCAAACTCCTGACAACGAGTTCGGGTTTCGTGTTCTTCCCACGGACACGCGACATAAGTGCCGAACGTTCAGCACTGGGAGGGGGATCGCGCTCTTTCATACCGATTTTCAGACATAGTAGTTGGCCATGCAGGATGGTAGAACCTCAAGCAGAGTTAGAGCGGTAGGGTCAGAACTTTAAGCGAGTCTCCGCAGCCTCAAGAGCTTCAAGGAAACCGGCTGGATACCGCAACGAAGATCCCCGAGCGCGTTTAATAAAGCCGGATAACGCTCTCAGCGATAGTTGATCCCACCCTGTATCTTCAAAATCTAAGAGAGACGGAGCAGGAGTTGCGAGCGGTCTTTCGGAAACATTGCGGCTCCAGCGCTTTCCGCGCTCCCCGAAACATGCGCTTGGCCAAGGTTCCCCTGCAGCCAGCTCCCTTGTCGAGCCCAAGGCAGATCCTGGAGATTTGATTCGTTCACCCAGCCACGTCGCTACTGGAGCTGAAACGGCGTTTCCAACCAATCGCCAGCGCATACGTGGCAAGCCCGCGTCTGCAGCAGGCTTAGTCCAATTAACCGGGAAGCCCTGCAACAGCTCTGCCGTTTCGATGGTCGGGCGTAAAACTCTACCATCTGGAAAAAGGACCGCTGGAGGGGAGGCAATTCCGATTGCGGATCCAGACTTCAGAGGAGGAATAGCATCCCTTGTCAGGCCATTGCCTGATGAACCCTCTGTCCAATAGAAACCGATTGGAGCATCAAGGGATGGCGAGAGCTCTTCCGTAGATCCAGCATCATCAGCAAAAAGCACATCGCACGGATTTCCTTCCAACATGGCCAGGAAGAAGATCCTACGCCTACGCTGCGGAACCCCAAAGGCCCGGGAGTCCACTATACGATATGCCCAACGATACCCAAGCTTCTCAAGCTTAGTGACCAATTGTTGCATAGCTGCGCCTCGATCCAGATGCAGCATAAAGTAAACATTCTCAATCAGTACCTTAGGGACCGTAGAATTCGCTAGCAGTGTGAATAAGTGCTCGACGGCAGACGATTTCTTGCCCGTCAAACCTGCCTTTGTTCCGGCCATAGATAAGTCCTGACAAGGAAACCCTGCAGTGACAAGATCTACATTGGGGAGTGAAACTAGCTCGCTAACGTCTCCAACGACCTTCGTTTCAGGGAAGTGGGCTCGTAGAACCGCCTGAGCAGCTGGATCATTGTCGGCAGCTAAAACAGCATGAAACCCTGCCTGCGCTAGGCCATGCTCTAGGCCTCCAGCTCCAGCAAAGAGGGCCGCTGTGTTCAGACATAAGTCAGAATGAGTCATAAGGAATACAAATCATTAGCTCGGCAAAGCAGAGAGCTTAGAGGTATAGTTCTGCAGCATATTGACACGTGTCGTCGCTTTATCTCCGTCCCAAAGTTGTTTGAGCTCGCTGATGTACGCCAAAATTCTACTCTCCTGAGCATTCCTCACCCGGGCGATATGCGTCCGGTTGTTCCCTGCCAACTGTACCGTTTGCCACTCTACTGGGTGTAATTCGGACAGGATCAAATCAAGACAGTCCGTTGGGAGGCATACATTTGACAACAACCTCGGTATTGGAAGATCGCACAAATTTTCTGATACTTGGAAATGAATCTGAGGGCCCCATTGATCAGAATTCTTGTAATCGAAATGAAACGGCAACTCGTATCCATTCTTCTTAAGCCTTAGATGCGTGGATATACGATCTATCTCCCACATTGGAACTTTAGGCTTGGTACCCTCCTCCCGGAGAAACACACAATCGAAGGTGACCGACAGCTCTGTTTTAAGGTGCTTCCTGTTTGGCCCATCATAGTATTCTGAAGAGCGTATAATAATTTCTCTGTCCGTCGACCAGTGAAGTCGCGGAGTTCTCTCATCCACTTTGATTTGAAGATCCCGAAGCACATGAGTGAGTCGAAGAGTTGATGATTTATCAACGAAGTCTTCAGCAAGTTCGATAAAGGCCGCCATCTCGACGGTATATTTTTCAAGGTCAATTTTAGTCATTGTTCACCGAGGATTTCAGCTTGATCCTCGAGGCGGACTTTACGTGCGAGAGCCTTATCATTTTTCACAGCAGTGATAAGAACCCACGCTTCAGGGGCCTCTGGCGGGAAATGCTCGTCTGCAGCTCGAACACATTCCGCTGCATCGGCGATATTATCGGTCTCGACAAGGTCTGCATCTGATGTGACGACAGGGTCAGAGAACTTAAGCATTCTCAAACTTACAGGCACAACCAGCTCTTTTAGCGCAGCTTCACGCTCAGGTTTAGAACGCGGCAACTTAAGCCCAATCGAATCGATCCCTGCGCTCCACCACCTAGGACCTGCGAATTCTGCTAATGCACCCGAATAAGCTACCTTAGTAAGTTCTTCCGCCAGCCTTGTTTTTTCAAGAAGAGCCTCTCTTAAGCATGCAAGCTCTATTCCAAGCCGAGCTGAGACATGCCGATCATTTATGAGAAAGCTCGGGTAGGGAATGATTTGACGGATCAGCCATCCAATCACTTCTCTTGCAGCTCGCTCATTAGAGTCGGCAACCCATTGAGGTGGCCGATGATGATTTACATCGCGAACGGCGCTTGTGGCCCAGCTAGCATCATTAGGAACTTTTAGAGCAGTTTCCGCAAATACCCTAGCATAGTTTTCCCACTCAACATCACGGAGGTGCCCTGCAAGATTCATCAATGTCTTATACCCATCCGCAAGGGCAATCGCTTCAGGCAGCACGGCAGGGTCAGTTTTCTGTGCTAGCCACTCTACACCAAGTTGCTCAGCGAGTACGTGGCGACGATTAGCATTTACAGCCTGTCCCAAGGCCGTCTCAAGATGATTGCTGACAACCATGGCAGGAGGCCGAGCATTCCCAATAACTAGTCGAAATTGCTGGAAAACACTTAGTCCGTTTGCAGCAACTCCACCTGACGAAAGATCAGGAGCAACCCTCTGTGCATCATCATTAAAAAAGTCAAAGATCCATAGGTTCGCATGTTGTGCGCCAGCCTTTGCTTGCTCCTGTTTGTCCTTGATGTCTGCTGGTGTGAAATCACAGAAGCGATCGCGGAGTCCGAGCTCTTCGGCCGGACCAAGAAGATCATCCGGTTCATCATCAACGAAAAAAATATCGGGACTGCTCGACATGACTTACCTACGTGGAATTGAAAACTCGATGGCCGTGGCAAAACCATTGGAAGGCACCACAAAATTGATAATCCCCCCATACTCCTGAACGAAGGCACGTGTGATCGTCAGTCCCATACCCATACCCTGACCGAGGATAGCGTCAGGACGTTCAGTAGTGGATTGGAATGCTTCGAACAGCCGCCTCGAACTCCTCAAATCGACCGCTGTTCCAGTATTCTCCATTCTAACAACCATCGACTCTGAGTTCTCTCGCGCATTTACACGAATTCGGCCGCCCTCATCAGTAAATTTCACTGCATTGGAAAGTAGATTTGTGAAGACGCCAGACAGTTCGGCGGGGAACATAGGCGGTGTTCGCAAGTCGCTTGGTATGGCATTCTCAAGGGTAATCTTCTTTTGCTCAATCCTTGTTTGGAAGAAGGGCACAACGGTATCGAAGCGCTCATGGAGAGGTTGGCGTGTGCGCCGTCTACGACCTTGAAAGCTAGTCGCATCAACTAGGTATGTGGCGTTTCGTTTAATGCGCTCTGCAAGGTCAAGGGCTGTAAGACGAGCCCGACGGATGCTAGCTTTAGTACTCGTATTGTTTCCAGATAGCGCCTCATCCAGATCAGCAACAATTCTTCCGGCCTGAAGAGCTGTGGCGTTTATCTCATGTACGAAGGCAGCGAGCTCCGTACCAAGACTCGCCAAAACACGCCACATGACAGCTTCGCTGCCAAATTGATCCGACAGGCTGCGAACATCTTCGAAGTGAGGCTGAGCTTGCGCTACCGCTTTTGCAGCCTCTTCGTAGTTATTCTTTTCCAACGCGTTCTGGACGATTTCTAGCTGCCTCTGGGCTGCAAGTGCACTCTCTCGTACTCGAACAGCGGCAGGTGTCTCGCTAACATCGGCTCTCTGTGCCGCTCTCTTCTGCTTTTCGCGCTCTAGAGCAGTGATTTCGCGCACTTCCTGCCGTGCAGCATATCCAAGACGTACGATCAAGTCCGTAGCAACCCGGGTCCATTTGATGATAAAATCGAGCCCCTCACCCGGCAGGAAGCCTTCTCGATTAACCAACATACTGAGTTCTGGTGACGACGTACGATGCAAGAACACGCCACCCATATAAGCGCCGTTACCTTGGACGACTAACTCTTCCCCATCTGCCCCAGGGGGTAAATTTGCATCGGAGAGGCTACTCAAGCTAGTGAGTTGGCGCTTCGCACGGGATCTATAGGTTCGATCAAGACCAAGCCAATCATCATAGGGATCTCCATATGGTGGAACCCGGAAACCCTCCATAAATAACCGTATTCCTTGAACAGCAGGATCCCAGACCTTTCCAGATTGTTGAAGAATTCTCGCCCGGAAGGACGGACCAGCAGAAGAGCCTAAATTGCTCTTATAGCGATACCCTTCGGCTGTCGGTGCGCGCTCACGACCTTTCTTCGTCGGCAAAACGACTATTTGCAGCAGACCGCTGTTTCTGTCGTACTCTATTTCAGCAATCCAGTTCGCAGCCTGTGCTACATCGGGCGTCATAAGATCCGGAACTGCCAGATCTCCACCAAAGTCGATCCTGAAACCGGGATCAGACGACATCTGGTCCCTGATTGGAACTGTCTCAAAAAGCAATGGTTCTGAAACGAGCCAATCCGGGAGCTTTTGCCAGAGCACAGGTGTGGGAGAGAGAGTGACAGCCTCCTTTAAGAAGGCATTCTTCATCCTCTCATTCCATACTTTACGCAGGGGGAATAGTGTAAGCGTAGTGCCGCTCGACGTGCCCTTCTTTAATGACAGTTCTTGTAAACTGACAGCTCCAGAAGTCGGGATTTGGTCGAAAGTTTCGAGCCGCTCAATTTCTGCCCAGTTGATCGCAGCTTTGAAGGCAGAGACAGCGGGGGGCAGTTCGCGCGCCCCCCGAGGCGCGTCACCTGCCTTGCGAGATGACACCTCGACTTTCGTTGCCAACTTGTGTGCGGCAAGGCGGCCAACACCTTTCTCGCCGGTGAAGCGACGTCCAAAAACAGCAGATCGACGGTCTTTCGTCAGTTTTGAGCGTCCGGCTATCCGGAGAAAGCCATTCTCGAACTCTCCAGCGGACATCCCCAAGCCGTCATCTTTGACAATGATTCGACCTCTCAAGGGATCGTTTAGATATTCGCCAAGAACAACTACTTCCGTTGCGTCTGCATCGTAAGCATTCTTGATGAGCTCTACTAATGCTGTTGATTCTTTGGCAACCAGAAGCTCACCAAGTTCATGAAATAACTTAGTGTCCACTGTAAATGTAGGTGGCTTTGACTTCTTAGGCTGATCCATTTTTCTTATATTAAGGATTCTGGAGAAAATAGGGAGTGGCCAGCATAGGAGGCCCATACAGTTGTGGCATGGGCGCTCCTACCTAATAATCCTTGCTCACCGCGCTTACGAGGCAGCATTGCGTTAACCTCGAAATCCCTCAATTGAGCCTCATAAGACGTGGACAGTTGCACCTCGGGAGCACCCAGGGTACGCCCGTGTGCTAACATAGCAGCCATAACAACTACTCCGCGAGTAGGAAATCTGACATAGGTTAACGACGGTGCATCAGGCTATTGATGAACTTCATGCGAGGTGCTCCGTCTATACGTCAGAGGCCGCATCAAGCCGGCTTCTTGACCTGATTGGTTGGACTGCAAGCCGTGATTTGGCTTCGGCTTGCCTCTTAGAACCCTGTGTTGGCGAAGGGGCGATTCTTCTCGAAGCGATACAACGGCTGCTTAAGAGCTTCAAAAAATACGGAACTTCCCTTTCTAAAAAGAATCTTGAAGGCCGGATCCGAGGTTTCGAGCTCCATTCGAGGACAGCAGAAATTGCACGAGCTAGGGTGGTCGAGGCCCTAGAGATAGCGGGAATCAAACCTGCAGTTGCTGCGAAGTTAGGGGAGGCGTGGATCCGAACAGGCGACTTCCTTTTGCACTCTGTAGGCAATGCAACCCACATAGCCGCTAACCCTCCGTATGTGCGGTGGTCTCGAGTTCCTGCCGCCTTGGCAATGCAGTATCGTCGAAGCCTCGTGCCTGAAGTCACTCGAGGGGATTTGTCCGTAGCCTTTCTAGACAGGATGCTCGATTGGGCAGGACAAAACGGTGTCGTGTCGGCCCTGGTGAGCGACAGGTGGATGTATGCTCAGTATGGCGATGTTTTCCGGGAACGTTTGGCGCAACGCGGATGGGAAGTGGAATTAATTGACGAGCGCCCTGCCGACGCATTCGTTCGGAAGGTTGGCGCCTATGCAGCCATTGTCCGTCTATCAAGATCGAAGCCGAAGAAGCTCGCTAAGACTGCTACCCCAAGCTCCAGAATAGCTTCTCAACATCTGTACGAGAAATTGCTGGAAAGACATGGCGATCTGGCATCTGCCGGCTGCGTAGTTCGGGTCGGGCCGGCCCTAGGATGCGGCCGGACCTTCATCGTGGATCCTCGAACTGCAGAGGGCATCGAGCCTGAACTTCTCCGGCCGTACGTTGGTCGGGAAGACGTCGATGGCACTCAGGCTTATCCGGGAGAGTTTCAGGTTGTTGCGCCGTTTGATAAGGACGGGCAACTTGTTCGGCTCGAGGACTGGCCGCGCTTCAAGGCTTGGGCGGCAAAGCACAAGCAAAACTTACAGAAGAGACAGTTTGTCCAGGAGGGTGCTCCTTGGTGGCGAACCATCGATACAATCGGTCCGCAGTGGCTTGAACGTCCCAAGCTGCTGATTCCTGAGCTGTGCAAGGAGCCCATGGCTGCCCTAGACAGAACGCCAAGCATTCCTGCTCACTCCTTGTACGCAATTTGGTCTAGCGATTGGCCAATCAAACCCTTGCAACGCGTTCTCAATGCAGGGTTGCTAAAGCTGACGGCAGAGGCGCAGGCTCCAATGCTTCAGAAGGGTTGGTATCGCTTCTACAAGCGCTTCATACTGCGGACACCCCTGCCCTCCTGGCAGAAACTCACCGAAGCTCAGCGGAGTGGATTATCTAGTAGGTCTAACAGCGAGTTCATCGCTACTTTCGTCGCGCTTTTTGGTGAAGAAGCCCGGACCATGACCTGCCGGGGTCAACAGCAGGATTAATCAGGCTCTTGCCAATCCAACGGATGTGTGAACTGGTGCGGCTCTCCCTGCACTAAGGCTACAGCAAGCGGGCACAACTATTAGGACTGCCTCGATAGGTCGTGCCGAGATCGCCTGCCAGTTTTCTTGACGACAGTCTCCCTCAACGAAATCCGGCTTGGCGAAAGCGCCGCTGTGACAATTGGTAGCTTGCGAAGGGCACCGAGCTTTCAGGCAAGCCGCGTCTCGTCCCGATGGCGCTCGTCCGTCTCGCTGACTCCGCCGTGGCCCATGATGTCCTGGCGCCATTCGAGCACGACTTTCGCATCGATCAGGGCGTCGTTCCCAAGGTGCCGGATCGAGTGAAACGTCTTCCCTTCCCCGCTCTCGGCCGGAAGTGCCCTTGCCAGGGCTGGCACCCAATCGTCGTGGAGCTGGTCTCCCAAGGGAGCATTGCCGCTTGCTGGGAGCAGGTCCGGGAATAGGAGGTCGTAACCGAGCTGGTGAACGGCCCCGACGTATTCGCGCAGGCCAAGGCGCAGCAGCTCGGGATGGATCGGGAGCTTGCGCTTCGACTGAGGATTCTTGAGACGGCGATATTTGTTCGGACGCACCTCGAAATACGGAATCGCTCCCTCGAAGTGGACGTCCGCGATCATGAGCCCGCAGATCTCCTCCCGGCGCATCAGCAAATAGGCGGCAATCAGGGGAGCCCAGTACAGGCCATCGTGAACGACCACCGTCCCCGGCTTGAGCCTTGCCCCCTCCCCGCGGCAGCCGCGCCAGACCGGCAGGTCAAAGACCGTCGTTAGATCCGCCGCCGTGAAGGCGGCCCGGTCGTCACGGTCCCGCCCCTTCTTTCGGGCTCGCAGCGTCGTCAGGTTGAGCGCCTCCGCAGGCCGAAGGCCGCGCTGGGCTTCGGGCAGCTTCTTCGCCGCCACGAGCACTTCCTTGAGCGGACGGCTCGCGTCACGGGACGATTTTCCGTAGCTCCTCGGCAGGGTGAGAAGGGTGTCCACATAGGCAGCCACATCGGCCTGCCTGAGCCGGGTCAGGTCGTCGTACCCAACGACCTTCACCAGCAGACCGGCGGTCTGGCGCATCTGGCGGCAGGTTTTGTCGGTCCACTCTCTGAGCTGGAGCTTGGTCGCACAGCTTCTCGGCCAAGTCAGCGACGCCGGCCTGCACGGCGGCTTCCTGCGCCGGCTTTGGGGGATGACGCCCTTTCGGCGATAGAATCCAGAATGGTCTGGACCTCACCCGCCTCGGAAGGGTCGAGCCCACAGGAGCGCAGCCAGTCGGGATCGAGGGGGCCAGCAGCGACCCGTCCGCGCTCGGCGAGAAGGCGATAGACTGCGCCGCTGATCCGGTCCACGTGCTCTCCGCTCATGGGCTCAGGGGTCTTGAGCGTTCGATCGACCGTGGCGACGAGCTCGAGCATCGCGGCATGGCGGCGGGCAACAGTGATGAGGATCGCCCTCGCCTCGTCCGGGGCTAGGCGGCCGCGCTGCATCTCGTCGAATACGACCTCGCTCATCGCGGTCAGCTCCGCTCCGATCCGGCGTGCCTCGGTCCAGTGGGGCAACTGCAGGCTGATCTGCAGAACCCGCCGTCCGTTCGCGCCACAAGCCGGGAGCCGGCGCCGCCAGCAATATACCGCACCGCGACGCATAAGATGAGAGCCGACCGGCATGTGTGACAGGGATGTGCAGCAGTGCGGAGCGCTTCGCCCAAAATCGCGATAAAAGCTTTCGGTTTCAGGAACTTAGCATGGGATGGCTGGGGCGCCAGGATTTGAACCTGGGAATGGCGGCACCAAAAACTGATAGCGCGATCGATACCATGCAGTACGCGGCCACGGTTTGGGAGGAGTGCACCTCTTTGAGTAGGCAGGGTGCCGTGGTTTTAAAGCCAAGCCAGCGGTGAAGGTGGGGAACGAGGCAGGGAAGGCCTTGGACGCCAGCAAAATACCTTAACGAATTCAATAGCTTACAGGAAGATGGTGGCGGAGACGGAGTCCGCCAAGCGTCTGATTTGCCCTAGCAACTTTCCTTAATTTGCAAGGCTTTCAGAGACATTCGGCGGCGTCCGTGTTGGACGTTACGTTGGACGTTTTTGGAGGGGCATATGAGCGGAGTTCCGAAGCAGGACGTTGCCGAGCTGGCGGCGGCTATCGCCGAGTTTCAAGAGAAGTTACCGGGATGGTGGTGGTCGGTCGGTACGTGCAGTGTCAGCCGGGACGCATCCTGTGGGCCAGACATCAAAGGGCCGGATGCTCATCTTCTGGCGATCCCGCCATTCCATGAACCGTTCGACTGTGACGACCGTGAGGGCACGGCAGCCGAAAGCTTGCGCTGGGTGATGAACGAGGCCCTGAAGGCGAAGGCCGCCCTTCCCGCCCCTCTCACGGCTTGGAGGACGGTATAGATGGCTGTCGAGACAATCGAAATCCACCCGACATTTACAACGCAGGTTGAGTCCAATCCTGGCGGGGTCCGCATCATCACGACCATGGGCAACCTCATGCAGGATCTTGAGCCTTACGGCTACAAGATTGCTCAGGCGATCTATGCGGGTGGTTCGGTCAAACTTGTGATCGAGGTGCCAGACCCCACCCCTCTGTCCTCCCTTGCTCTGGGGGGAGGAATGAAAGAAGATAATATGTGCCCTCCGTCCCTTCGTTCCTCGGGAAAGAGCAAATGACCGATCACGCAACCGCTAAGTGGATGCCGATTGATCTTTCCGGGATTATATACTTGACGTAGCAGGAATTGTCATGGAACAGGACCGCAAACAAGGCGACATTCTCACTTCGGCGCTCTCAGAGCGCGGCGAGCTTCATTCACTCGCCGTTGCTTGCGTTGCCGATTTGCTTGAGCGCGACGCGTTTCTGGAAGTGTCTCGGGGTATGGCCGAGGGTATTGCGCGAGACGTGCTGCGCGAGTTGCGCGAACTGCTCGAATTATCGATATGATGGGGCCATGCCCTCCGATCCCGCCTTTGACCCCATCGAAGCCTTCATCTGGATCTACAGCAAGACCTTGAGGGAGCATGATCCCGAGGGAAGGCTTCAGAAGTCAGAGGCTATAGCGAAGAAAATCTATCTGGCCCTGTCCTCGGATGACATAAAGTATCTGGATGAAGCCTGCCGCGAAGCCATCATGGACGATCAGCGGCGGTTGATGGGGACGGATCAGCGATGAATTTTGCCTGAGCCACGGAGGGCAAGGGCCAACCGTCGTCCAAGCCTCAGAGCTGGGTAGAGCCTCCGGGCCAGCCTCTCTTGCCCCAGAACAAGCGCATTGAGCCGGTTGAACAGACCGGAGGGCGAACTCAACAGGGCCAGGTGATGCACGGCTGTGTCACCGTGGTAGATTGAGCCGTCCCGAATAAACAGCATGCCCGCGTCAAGGTCATGGTTCCCACGCAATTCGTCCAGCAGAGCGCCAGGAAGCTCTCGGGCATTGATCAAGCGCACGGGGCCGACTGCCTCGCGCAGGCGCAAAAGGGTGACATAGCTGGAGCAGAACGGGCACTCACCGTCATAGACAATCGTCGTCGGGCCCTGACGCAGATCGTCCAGTGTCTCGGGCTCAGAGAATCCACTCGGGGTCTGCAAAGACATAATCGCGCTCCTCCCCGCGCTCTCGGACTGTGATCGTAACGAAGGCTGGGCGGCGCAGAGAGCCTGTATCTACCACAAAAGACGATCCCTCCCAGTGCCCCGGCACGGTATCTTCGGGCTGTAGCCCAGGCTTCTGAACCACGTCCGCTCGATAACGAAGACTGATCTCGGGCTGATTAAACCCTGTCGTCTCGACCGTAAACACGGTTCTGCCTTTCGCATCCCGGCGTGTGACCTTCCCAATTGCCGAACGAATTGACCCGTCGCTCTTTAGGACAGCCCGAAGCCCCTCCTGCACCACGATGGGGTCGGGGCTGGCCGGCCACGCCGGATACTGGATGCGCTGGCTATACATGCCGATTTCGTCTGGCACCATTGGCGGCACAGGCACTGAGTAACGCCAAGGCATGCGGGCGGACGCTGCCACAGGCAAGTGAGCCAGGAGCCTGCGGGCTCCTTCCAGGGCGGCCCTCTGCTCAGCGAAGGTGCGGGCCCGGGCGCAATAGCCCGCATAAGTGATGTTGAAATAGCGGAACCGCACCTCGCCACTGTGGCAACTCCAATCCTCGCGGCCGAGCGGCACCCCAAGGCTGGCTGAGCGCGGCCCCCGATCAGGCAGGCCGACGGCCGCGCAGGACGGCACTGTCATGGTGAACTCGCAGCGCGTGCCCGGGAAGTGCCGATGCTGGTCATAGGGCGGCAGGGCCCGCACGGAGCCGTAGAAGGTCAGAGGCGTAAGCGGGTAGAGCTTCAGCTCGCGCCGCTGATACAGCATGAACATGGCGTGGATGACGGCAAAATACGCCACGAGGATCACCAACCCAATGGCGCGCAGGCCAGCCCGCATTCCCGGGTCCGCCGCAGGAGCGGCACTTTTGCGCCACCGCAGCAGCCAGTAATCCCAATCGACGAAGAAAGTGACAAGCAACAGCCAAGGCAGGTGCCACAGCCCCATGATGAGGCCCAGGCCCACGACGCTGCCGGCGAACAGCGCCCCCTCAATCGCGCGGGCCCATGGGCGGCGCAGTGAAAACACCGCCGCGACCGGGGCAAGTTGCATCACGATATGGGCGGCCGCGAACGCCTTGTAGAGCCACGGTCGCGACCACAGTTGCTCGATGAACCACGGCACGGACACGCGGTCATAGCCGAGCCAGGTCACGGCCAGCGAAAACCGCATGTTGTCCGAGTTCCACCAGTTTAGCGGGCCAGAGATCGTCACCTTTGCCCAGAAGGCCCCGTAGTAGAACACGCAGGCGGCGAGCAATCCCGCTACCACCGGCCACGCATAGCCGTCCGCCGCCCCTGGGCGCCCCGCCTTCCAGCGCGCGTGGCGCCGCCACAGCAAATGATCGAGGGCCAACGTCGTCCCGGCCGCCCGGGCGAACATAAATGGGAAAGCGCAGTAGAAAACGATGTTGTAGCCGTGCGACCAGTACGGGTCGACGCCCTCACGCACACAGACCAGGATCAGCGCCAGCATGGTGCTGGCGATCATGGCTGGGCGGGTCCACAGCCCGACGATTGCCAGAAGGGCGGCCAGGGGTGCGAGCACCGCGGCGGCATCGATCAACCACAACGGCGGCCGATCCCCGAACAACTGCAGGATCCCGAAGGGATAAAACTCGACATGGGCCGCGAGATAGTCGCTCGGCCAGCCGAACGGCGAGAACAGCACCAGTTGATTGAGGATCGTCCACAGAACGGCTGAGAACAGCAGGATGCGTGCCATGCCGAGTTGAAGCCGGAAGCCGGAGCGGAAAAAATACCCGTGCACCACGCCGAACACGCGCCAGGGGGCGGCGGATAGGGTGGTCGAACGCTTCAAAGCCTGTCTCCTGCTGGGACTACACTCCTGCGCCTTCTACCATGACAGTTCCGCTCACGTCAGCCCCAAACGCACGCATCTCAACCGAGATGGAGACGAGATCCGAACCACAGACCGGCTCAGACCCCGCTGCTTGCGTAGCCTCTCGGGCTCACTCCCGGACTATCGCGGCAAGATAGTGTTTGATGTCGTTCAGGAGCGCGTTCGTGGTCTCGGCCTCGAACAGCATCTTGCGCTCGAACTCGCTCCGGTCCTTCAGGAGGATGTTCGTCTGCTGAAGCGTCTTGGACCATTGGGTAATGGCTTCCGTATCCGCGACCGTGAGGGACGGGACGACCACATCCTTCGAGGCTGGCGGGTCGCTCTCCTTGCGCTTCCCGAACCATTGCCCAAAGGCAGCCAGGACGCCAAGGAGGCCAAGGCCGAGGAACTGGAGGAACGCGACCGTGTTCGGTGAGGTCAAATCGATCATGCTGAACGCGCTGCCTTGAGAGCTCCGACATCAACCCATGCCCTGAACAGGTTCCACATCTCGAGAAGCATGAACCCGAGATAGGCCCAGAAGCCGGTAAAGACGCCACCGTTGCTCACCACGGAAACAAGGATCCCCAGAGTGATCTGACCCCAGAAGATGCAGATCACGAGGGAGGCGAACCCCCGGAAGTGAGGTGAGTAAGGGAAGCTGGATTTGAAGGTGCCGTTGACGATAAGGGCGGATAGCCGAAGGAATGCCGCCGCAAAGCAGATCCACCCCCATGTGACCTCATCCGCCCAGCGGGCCATCTCTATGAATGAGGTCGACTTATCGAAGGTGAGAGGGTCCAGGGCGAGGGTGTTGGCCCACCCCAGAAGCGGAACGAGCATGATCCATTCGGACACGCGGACGGGGAAATGCTCGGCAATCCCCTGCCCTATGCGAAGAACGATCCGGTGCGGCATGGGTCAGGTCCCCGTTTTCCGATTGAGGGCCTGCGGCAGGAGCGTCTCGGCAATGGCGCGCACGGAGTCGCCGCTGCGCTTGGAGCCCGCCGACGAGCCGAGCCAATACTGAACGACCGTCCCGAAGGCCGGGATCAGAGCGCCAAAGAGCACGTTCAGGAGCTGAGCCTGAGACGGAGGAAGATCAGCCTCCACCACGAACAGCAAGGACATGACGGCGAAGAACCCGACGACCACGATCACAGATACCACCGGGGCGCCCCAGGAGATGGCCGAGCCCTGCTTGGCGAGCTCCAAGGTCTGGGCTCGGGCGCTCTGTACGTCCTCGACAGCGAGCCGCGCCTCTTCCAGCTGGATCTTGGCCTGTTCAACGAAGGCCTGAGCCAGAGCCGGGTTGGCGTTGATCTGAGCCTGCGCCTTCTGCGGGTCGTCCGTGCCGAACACGACCTTGGCGGCATCCGCCACCTTCCCGGCCGCCGTGCCAGCCTTCGCGCCGGCGAAGAGTCCGATCAGCTCGGGCGCGTATTGAATGAGCAGTCCAATGATGGGGTTCATGCAGACTTCTTTCCGAACATGGTCTCAAGGAGAGACTTCAGGGCACTAAAAAACCCGCTCGGTTGAGCGGGCTGGGAGACGGGGACTAATGGGGGCTCGATATCGGGAGGTGGCGGTGCCGAAACAGGCGGGAGGGGCGCATTGCCAGCCACTCCCTTGGCCTTCGTGAGAGCAGCTTCCACAGCCTCTGCACTGATCAATGACTTGTTGAGGCCGTCGCCTGCATAGTAGCTCTGGCCCCGATCGACCGTCCGGTGAGCGCCCTTCATGCGGTAGGGCACCGGGAACGAGGCCCATTCCTGCGCAAGCTGGATCATGAACTCATGATCGGTCATGCGACCGGCGATCCACCGCTCGTAGCCGCGGCGCCGGAGCAGATGAAGGCCAAGCCGGTCCTGATAATCAGGTGTGAACCGATCCTCTGCCTTCAGTTCGAGCTCCTCGGCCAGCCCTCGGAGGGTAGCGTCCATGAACTGATACCGGCCGCACGCCGACGAGCCGAAGGTCTTCGTGCGCCATTTCCCCTGATCGAGGATCTCCTTCATCGTCATCGACGTGAGGGGCTTTGGCATCCGATTCATGCGGTTGCCGAAGACGGTATCATAGCCTCGTGGGGCTTCCTTGCTGCCAATGAAGTCGAGCAGAAACGCCGCCGGTCTGGGGACGGTCTTGTCCATGGTGTCCTCGTGGTGTTCGGGGTGATTAGGCCGGCAGTCCGGCGGCCTGTTGCATCAGAGTGTCGAGTTGCTCTTCGCTGATGCCGACAATTTTGGCCAATACAGGAACGAACATGCCGTCGCGGTCGAATATGTCGCCGCGCTCAAGGGCCTCTTCGGCGGACGCTTTCTGAAGCGGGTTCGTGAGTCCTGCAATGGCCTGCTGCACTGCGTCGAACAGCGTCCCCTCGCCCCAAGGCGTGATCTTCATGATTGTCCTGGCTCGCCACATGGCCACCGACCGCGGTGGCGCTACCGGCGCCACGTAGTCCGCTGGCTGACATTGCGCATGCAGCCATGCCCAGAGTTCAGGCGTGTCGGCCTGTGATATGATGAGCGCGGCCACCTCCTGCGTATCGAGCTCCACGGAAGTATGGTCGGCGGTCGCATAGTGTGGCACGAACCGGTCGGTCTTGATCGTAAGCGGCGGCACGTAAGCTAGCGGCTGACATTGATCATGCAGCCAAGTCCAGAGATCCGGCGTATCGACCAGTGACACAGTGATCGTAGACGCCTCCTGAGTGTCGACAGCCGACTCCGTGTGATCTTCGTTTACATAGTGCGGTACGAACCTGTCAGTTTTGATCGTATAGGTCATGGCACCTTAATTTCCTCTGCTACGAGTGTCGCCTTGGCGGCGCCCCCGAAGAAGCGGCTCGTGGTCGTGCCGTTGAGGCGGGCCGTGCCGGAAGTCGTCCCCACGCGGACGCTGTAGGTGACGCTATTCGTGGAGGCGGGGGAATGGTCCACTTCGATCTCAAGCGAGGCAAAGGCCGTGCCCGAACCCGACGGCGTTACTGCTTTGGCGGCGATGCATGTGGTTCCTGCGAAGATCGCCGCCACAAGGGCAAAGCCGCCTGATGTAGTGCCGAAGCCCTGGAAGCGCAGGCGCACTTTATTCGTGGGGCTGCTTGTTGCGAAAGGGAGGGAGAGAACCTGAGTTCCCTCTGTGCTCAAAGGTGTCGTGTCGTCCGCTGGGATCGCGACGCTCAGATCCGCATTCGACGTATATTCGGCATAGGCAGAATTAAGCACAGCGCCGGATGGGATGATGAGGTCCCTGGCTTGGGAGACGGTGAGGTCTTTTGGGTCGCCCGTGGCCCCCGTATTGTTCCCCTTCAGGGTATTCGCCGGCATGTCAGCGAGTAGCGTGTTGTCGACGCTGTTGGCGCTGACGGCGGGGCCCGCTGGTCCTCGTTCATCCGTCGCCTGCGAGATGTCCGTCGTATAGCCGGTTGGCCCGACGTAGGTGTTCGCCGGGACCGTAGGCTTGGTGCCGGTTCCGCCGACATAATCGACGAGCTGCTTCACGCGGCGAGCCCCGTCAGCCACGATGGCATAAACCGGGGACCAGCCTTTATCTCCCGGCGGCCCAGGCACAGTGCTGTCCGCGCCTTGAGAACCTCGCACATCCGTCGCCTGGGAGATGTCACTGACGATCCCTGTCGGGCCAAGATATCCGCCTGTCGCGGGCTTGGTGCCGTAGCCGCCGATCCAATCCGCAATCTGCAGGACTCTCCGCTCGCCATCTGCGACCGGCACAGGGACAGGAGCCCAACCGTTCGGGCCGGTCGCCGGCATGTCGCGGATCCTGGTCAGGTATTCCGACACCCTGATCGCATAAAAGCGCGGGTCAATGTGATTGGCCCAGCGGACCATGTAGTAAGGCACGTCCGTCAGGGTCGGTCCTGCCCATGGCATGGCAAGCCGGATCTGGTTCACCGCCAGCACTTCCGCGATCACCGCCATGCCTGCGGTGCCGTTCTGCGGGAACACGAAGTCGAACGGCAACACAGCCGGATCCCATGCCACCATGTTGCCGGTCGCGATGTCCGAGCCATTGGTCAGCGTGATCGTGCCGTCGCTGTAGAAGAAGTATGAGGGATCGAGAGCCATGCAAAATCTCCCGGCCAAGTGGGCTTGGCCGATGGCGGTGGGCTTGAATTGTGAGGAGGAGTTAACGGTTCAGACTGATACCATTGTCGGCAAGGATCTGACGGATCTTCGGAGCCGTCAGGGCTTTGCGCACCTTCGCCTTGAGCGCCACACGCTGCGGCTCCGTCGCCTCATCGGCTTCCGCGAGCGCAATCACCTGGCGGGCGATCTCATCAGCTTTGATATGCCGGATCTGGGCTTCGCGGTTGAGCATGTCGGACGGCTGCCCAGCAAGATGACGACGCGCTTCCGTGACCTTGCGGTTATAGAGTGCCATGCGCTGCCGTGCCGGTTCGAAGTGCTTGTCGATAGCCTTCTCTGCCAACGAGCGGAGCTGCTCCAGATCGGGGCCAATTTCGAGGCGCGCCATGTCAGGCCTCCGCCGCCGTAACCTGGAGGAAGATCGAGACAGGCTGATAGGGGAACGCATCGAAAGAGATCGTGTAATCGCCCGGGGTGCGCAGGACGAGCTCAAGATCGTCGCCATCCGTCTCGATCGATTGCCCGTATTCGGGGCCCTGAACATTGACCGTTGTCCCGGCCGGGATACCGCTGATGACAGTCACCTTGTCATCCCCCTCCTGGCGCTCGCTGATCGTGTAGTCGAGGCGCGGGCGGATGGTCGGAACACCATCGGGGAAGAACCAGAACTCATGCGAGAACGGCGGGACATCGACAGCTCCAAGGTTGGTGTCCTGCCTTACCTTTTCGAGAACATCAGGCCGGGCCGGATAGCCGTCCTCGAGATGCGCGATGTACCGCCCCTCAGCATCGTATTGAACGATCATGAGTTATTGCTCCGATGTGATTTTAGATTTTGATCGCGAGCCAGCGCACGCGGATGGGATAGGGCGAATTATTCGTGATGGTGATGGTTGAACTGTTCCAGACCAGTTTCCAGCCGCCTCGCAACTGCTGCAAACTGTCGCCGTTATCGTAATCAGATGTCAGCCAGTGTGGAGAACAGTAGTTGTCGTTCATATGGCTGAACTGATACGGGTGATAATGCGTGTCGCCCGTGCCCGAAACATGGTCAACCGTCGCGTGGACAGTATACCATCGGTTGTTGGATGACAAAGGATAGGCCAGCCCCATGATGACGGACGGGGTTGAGCCATGAGAGACCGTAACCGTGCCCGGATACCAGAGATCCACTTCGCCGCTGACAGGCCCGCGCCCGCCGGGGCATGTGACCGTTCCCTCATTCTCCCAGCGTGCCGGAATATGGTCGGCATCGAAGAGCAGCCCATCGAGATCGGCTGTTGCCGCGTCATAGCCAGCGCGGGAGACCCGGAACACATAGTTTGAGCCGACATCCCCGAGAACAATGCGCCGCGCCATAGGCCTATCCCTGGTTCTTCATGAAGGCGAACCAGCGAATGGTCTTCCCCGCCGCAGGATATGTTCCGGGGTTTTCGGACGACTCCCCGGCCCTGGCGTAAAATCCGGATTGATCGACATCGCTGTAGACGGTGGAGAATGTGGGGAACTCCACCAAGCGGCCACAGAACAGGAATGGCACTACAGGGAAAGTCTTTCCAAAACTCACTCTAATAGAACTGCCCCCGGCAGGGCAGACGAAACTCCCTGAAGCAAGGGCCATGAGATGCTTCGTGCTCATCGAAAACAGAGCGGCGGCATCGCTGACCGTCTCGGCATCCACTCCAGCCGGAGAGACCCAGAGGCCATACTGCGACCCGCGGCGTCCAAGGATGATCCGCCGCGTCATGGCCGCACCGTCATGAAGATGAACTTGTCGCTGGCCGAGAACGGCACCTGTTGCGGGAAGGGAACGCCGACCATGACGGCGGTTTCCGAGACGACCAGCGCATAGGGCGTGCCGTCCCACCAGCCCAGATCGAAGTCGCCTGTAAAGTACTGCCTTTGGATCTGATCGATCACCATCTCTCCGTTTCGCTTGAGCGAGAAGATGCATGGCGGCGGCAGGGTGTAGGATGCCCCCAAGCTGACCCACTGGAACAAACCTGTGATCTGGCCAACGGAAACGGCCTTCGCATTGGCGTCCCTCAAGGCCGAGAACGAGATGACGCGGTTGTTGTTGACGTCCCCTGTGGCGGCATCAAAGCCCTGCCTTGAGATGCGAAGGTCATAGGCTGTGCCGATCTTCCCCATCACGATGCGTCGGGTCATAGCCTAGTCCCAGACCTCAATACGACGGTTCGGGCCATCGAGCCGGAACCCTCCGACGGTTGTCACGTCGCTGGACGAGGAGACCGTTCCGATGACGGCCGAGACGGCTCCAAGCGATGCAACGTTGATCTGATTAGCGCTGATCGATCCATCCGCGATGAAATCGCCGCGCATGGTCACACGGGCCACGCCGTTGCGGGTGCTGATGGCGAACACCGCTTCCTCGCCAAACCCTGAGCCTGGAGCGCCGACGAGGAACTTGTCGACGGCGATCTTGAGCTCACTCTGAAGCCCGCCCGGCCCGTTGGTGCCGACGAGCTGCAACCCGCCAAAGAAGCCGTTGGAGTCGAGCGTGACCTTCCAGGCGCCGATGAGCTGCCCGGTGACATCGGCAACGGCGGTGAAGCGCTCGCCCACAGTGACGCCGGTCTGCTCGAATTCCGCCGTGACATCGGTGCCGAAGATGGCCAGCGCCTTGTCGGCAGTGACCTTGACCTGTGCGACCTGGGTGATGGCCGCCCTGCCCCTCTCATCCGCTTTCTCGGCAACGACGCGGGCTTCGCCTACAAGGTCCGCCGTCTGCAGCAGGATATCGAGGCTGTCCATGCGCCGGGCGAGAGCCGGGATCAGGTCGTCCGGCTGCACCTTCATGATCAGATGGTCGCCACTCAGCACCAGAGGCGGTGCATTCCTCTCCACGATGCTGAACCCGCCGATCACGTTCGATGCGGTAACGCCAGCTACCCGCAGCCGGATCGTCTGGGCCGGAGCAACGATAGCCTCAAAAGTCGTCTTATCGCCGCTATAGGCCCGAAGCCATGTCTCGCCGCCGTCATAGGACACGTCCGCGATGTAGCTGATGGCGCCCTTTGCCGGTCGCCAGCCGGCTTGCAGGATCAGATTGGTTCCGCGCTGGTAGACATTGGCGGCAAGCGTCGTCACCACCGGGATCGACGGCGAGAAGACATCCGGCACATCCGGCAAGGGCTCGAAGCCGGTTTCGGTCACATCATACACGGCGGGGTCATCGACCACGCCGGTCAAAGCGATGTGTTCGCCGTCCGTGTCTGGGGTACCCTCGGTGATCAGAACGCGGAAGGTGCGCGGCTGGCCGGGAGAGAAGGCAGCAGTTGGACGGTCGGCCAGATCGGAGCGGGCAATCGCATCGGCCAGGGTCATGCCCTGGCGTGTTGCCTCTGCCGCCATGTCGCCCGCATTGACGATGGCAATCTGATCGGATGCGCCGCGCGTGACACGCACCGGCCCCCAGGGCTGTCCGTCCCGGCGCCGGACCTCCACATAGTGGTTGCCGGTCTCCTCCCATTCGAGATCATGGTCGAAGGTCAGGGTTCGGGTGGCGTCGTTGTAAGCCACGACCTCGGCAGACTGCCCCCACGTCTCAGGCTCCTCGCACGAGAGCACGACTAGATCGCCGCGCTTGAGCAACCGGCCTTCGGCTCGCGCCGTCCATGAGACGGTGACACGCCGGAGGGCGTTCTCGGCTGCCATGAACCGGACGAGCCCAGCCGCCTGCGCGCGCTTCTGAACGCCCTGAAGCTGCACCCGTGCGGGCTTGGCGAGCGTCGTCCCTGCAGGGGCGCTCGATACCTCGGCCAGCCGGAAGGTCGTCTCATCGAGATATTCTCCCACAATGCCGTCAGCGATATCGTCGTCCGCCAGTGTGTAATCGATGGTGAGCGAGTCCTTCACGATGTCGTAGTCCGTGAACATCATGCGCGGGATGCCGCGGGGCTCGTCGCGGACGATGGTCAGGCGGTCGCCCACTGGCGCGGGCATGGCGCGGCCTGCCTTCAGGATGGTCTCAAGCGCATCATCGAGCGTCTGCGGCTCCTTGAAGACGTGATCGAAGGTGTGGCCGAGGGATGTCCAAAGCTGGTCGTAGGCGTAGAAGCTCTGGAAGTCGACCTGATCGATCGACAGCCCTGCCCCATAATCCGCATTGCGCCAGATATCGAGCGCGGCCCAGGCAATCGAGCGGGACGGCTGGGTGACAAAGCCAGAGCCGTTCCAGACCGGGATCTTCCGGGTAGCGATGACGCCAATCTGACCGTTCGTGATGCCCTGGAGCCCCTCGCCTGCTCGGGCGCGCACGGCAATGGTGGTCACGCGCGGGAAGGCGTTGGGGCCATCGATCTGAGCCCGCAGGGCAGACCAGATGATGTTGTCAACCGTCGTCACCTTGCCGTTGTTGCTGGTGGTGCCCTCCATCTTTGGGTCAGTGCGGCGGACGCGCACCTCGTAGCGCCCGGGAGGAACCGTGACGCGCTCGGTGATCCGGATCTGGCTAGTCTTGGCGTAGGTATAGGTCTTGTCGAAAACCGTTTCCCAGCTTCCGATCGGGGCCCCTGCATCGTTGACAAGGCGAGCCTGCGCCACGACGTGAACCGCGTTGGGGTGGAGCTCGCCCTTGTAGGTATCCGCAAGGCCACCAGGGAACACGAAGTCGAACAGCAGCTGGGTTGCCTTCGTGCCGGCAGCATTGGCGGTGTAGCCCGGTGTATAGGTCGTGGACAGTTCGATCCCGGAGACTTCCGTCGCCGAGACCACGTTGACCGGGAAGAGCGTGACTTTCTCGCCGGGGTCGCAGATCTGGATCCTGATGCCGGGGAAGGACGGGTTATAGCCGCCGCTCTTGGTCCAGATGCGGGTGTCCGCTATCCGCAGCTCTTCGATGTCATAGCTGCCGCAGCCCAGGCACAGCAGGGCATATTCCGTCATGTTGTCGCCGTCGAACTCCGAGTACTTCGGGGCGGCGAAATCGGGGAAGGAAAGCGTGCGTCCATACAGGACCGGGATCGGCTGCAGCGGACGGGCCTGGTTGCCGCCGAAGCCGAAGGAATAGAGCTCCTCCTTGGCTTCGGTTTTGCCTCCAGCCTTGGGCTTGAGGAAGTGGCTGATCGCCATCGCGCCGCCTGCGATCATCACGGACGAGGCGATGCCTGCCGCTGTCGTGCCGACACCGAAGATCAGGCCTGCCGCGTAGGGTGCGAGAGCCGTGAGCGCGACCATGGCAACGATGGCACCGATGCTCTTGGCCGTGGAGTTGCCGCCACCGCTGCCCGAGTTGCCGGGGCGCGAGACGAATTCTACATTGTCGTTTGCGCCGAAAACCTTGGTCGCCCATTCATCGCGGCCATAATACTCGCCGTTGATGATGCAGACGGTCTGAAGGTCGAAACGCCACTCGACTCGGGCAAGGAAGCTCTCGACCGTCTCACCCATAGCGGCTTCTGCCTCCGCGATGCAGAGAACAAGAGCCTCCTCCGGGCGAGCGAAGTCTTCCTCCGAGGCGAAGACCTGGAGCTTATGCTGGATTGCGAGCTTCATGCTTACGATTTGCGTCGATAAAATTTGAGATAGTTGAAGCCGGAGGCCTTTAGCGCAGGGATGTCATCAACAACGACACCAGCAACCCGGTCGATGTGGAGGACAGCGCCGGTTGTGGCAGGCACGATGTAGGTGCCGAGGTGGAAGTCCCGCTTGGCAACGTTACCCATGAGAACGAGATCGAGTTCCCGTGCCTCGGCTTCCGTCACCTCGTCCCAAGCCTGCCGCTCCGGATGCGAGAGCATGGCCTCGGCCTGGGCCCGGGTCGTCGGCTCGGCAAAGGGCACATCCGGCATGGCGATCCCAGCAAGCTCGTTCTGAATATGACGGGCGAGGCCATAACAGTCGAACTCATGAGGGCCTCGTGCCCCGATCCTGTAGGGCTTGCCGATCAGGCTCTCATAGAATGCGAGATGATCCATCACGACACCGCCAACAAGCTCGGGAACCGAACCATGTCATAGACCTCGCGCATGACGCGCATGTTCTGCGGACGGGCAATGGCAAGCTGCCCTTCAAGCTGCCTCGCCGTGCGCTTCACATTGCGAAGAATCAGCTTGTAAGGCCCCTGCCCGACCGTGTTGGGATCGGACGCCAGATAGCCGCGGAAGATCGCCTGAATGGGCGTGTTGAGCTTCACGGCTTCCTCGAGATAGCGGGAGGCCTCCCGGTTCACGTTGTCGAGACGGATGGTGGCCTCTGCCCCGAGGTTGCCAATGCGGGGATAGTCGATCTCGAAGGGGATGGCCTTGAAGAGCACTGTCTCACCGCCGCCTACCGGAGCCCCCGCTTCCAGCTTGAAGTTCATGTCGACTGTGTTGCGGACGGCTCGGATCGGGGCGGGTTGGCCGTTCTCGACAAAGACCGGATGGATCAGCTCAATGGTGATGAGCATGACCTCATCCTTGGGCGCGGAAGCGGCTGCCTCTGCCCAGGCTTGCGTTGCTGAAATCGGCATTAAAGCCCCTGTACCTTGAGAACCATGGTGACGAGCGTGCGGCCGACGCCCGCCTCGCTCTCGCTGATGCCCGCCATGGCGTCATCAATCTGCACCGTGCGGTTCACATAGCTCTGTGTGGGAGCGTTCCAGACAGGCATCGTGAACTCTGCCGTCCCTGCCCCCAAGTCGTTCAGCACGAACGAGCGGAAGACCCCGAGCTGTTCCGCCGTGAAGTCGCGAGACCAGTTCATGGTTGTAATGTTGACCGTGAACTGCCGACGCATCCGGATCTTACCCGACTGCATCTCGGACTTGATCGGGGCAGAACCCATCTGCGGGATCTGGTAGCCATCCCGCAGGGATTGATAAGGGAGACCGGCTGGCCACGTCGGCATCAGCGGCCTCCCATCCGGTTACGCTGGAGGTGCTTCAGGGCACCGCCCGTCTTGCTGCCGTTCAACAGAGCATTGGCGACCAGATCATCGATCTGGACCTGAAGGCTGGGTCCGTTCGGGCCATCCTGCTTGGTTGCAGTCACCTGAGCCGTGCTGTTGTTGTTGATGATCACCTGCATCGGCGTGTTGCTGTTCGCGGCCGGGCCGCCCTGCATGGTGACAGGAATTGAGCGACCATCCGGCAGCGGCACATAGGCTTCCGGCATGCGGCCCTCCCCGAAGATGGAAAGCTGAGGTGATCTCGCGATGCCACCGTTGGCATAGGTATTTAGCGACAATGGCCCCCTACTCGTCATGATGTTGCCATTGGCGCTCCACGTCGTTGGATACTCGAACTGCCCTGTGCCCGCTGCGCCTCCTCCGAATCCCCCTGAGATGCCCTTGAACAGCGCCCCAATGAGCCCACCGGCAGCGCCGTTCTGCCCCTGCAGGCCGAAGAGACCGGCAAGCGGCCCCTGCCCCATCAACGCCGCCTGCAAGGCCGCATTCGCGATGCTCTTGGCGATGTTGTTGAACACGTCCTCGACGCTCTTCCCCTCGATCAGAAGGTCCGACAGCGCATCTGTCGCGAGATCGCCAAAGTATTGCTGGGCGTCGTTGAGAGCCTCCTGCTGGTTGCGCACCGCTTCAAGCTGCTCGACAGAGGCCCTGCGTGCTTCGACTTCAGCGTCGATGGCCCGCTGCATATCGTCCGAGATATCGAGCCCACGCTTCTTAGCCGCCGTTTCCAGTTCGATCCGGAGCCGCGCAGCCTCAAGCTCGCCGCCATATTGCCCATAGAGGCGGGTTTCCTCCTGGATCTGCTGGGTGCGGCCCTGAGCGGTGGTGAGAGCCCGCTGGAAAGCGTCCTCATCGGCCTGTGCCCCGCGAGCGGCACGGCGGGCCTCGGCTTCCGCCTTGCGTCGGGCCTCCTCTGCCTTTTTCTCGGCTTCCCGCTGCTTGATACGATCCTGCGCCGCCCGGAATGCCTCCTCAGCCATTCGACGGCCGGTATCGGTGTCCGTGTTGGACAGCATCCTCTCATACGCGGCTCTGGCCTTTTCCAGATCGGTCAAGTTCGGGAGACCAATCTTCGACAGATCGCTCAGGGCGTTTTGGAATTCCCGCACGTTCCCGAGGTTGCTCGAGATCGTGTCGCCCAGAATGCCGACAGCGCGGGCATCCCGCTCAAGGGCCTCCTGAGCTTGGAGAGCTGCATTCGCCTTGTTGATCAACTCCCCGGCCATCGCCTTGATCTGAGCGCTATCGGACTCCTGCGAGATGCGGGCGACCTCTTCCACATAGGCACGAATGTTCGGCAGCCCGTCAGCCGTCATCTGGTTGAGCTTCTCGAACGCTGATGCGAAGTCCCGATATTTCGGATCGAGTTCCAGATTGACCCCGCCGAACCCTGCGCCGGTCGCCGGATCGGTGAATGCCGCCCCTGTGGCCCGCATCACGCTGTTGGCGAGTTCAAACGACAGCCGCTGAACGTCGCCCTTCAGGCGCTCCATTTGGGCTCGCAGCTGGGTTTCGAGCACCGCTGCGCTCTTCGTGGCATAATCCTCCAGCCCCTTAGCTGCATCGCCATAAGCATCCTTTACCGAGCGGATCAGATCCGCGTGCGCTTTGAGCCGATCGTCAAGGGACTCGACCTTTTCGCCGGCACTCGTGAAATATTGGATGAGCGCGCCGCCCGCCGCGATAGCGCCGATGGTGACGAGGTTGACCGGGCTGAGAAGGGACATGAATGCCCCGCCTAAAGCCGTCACAACGCCTCTGAGGCCACCAGGCCCGCTCCCTAGAACCTGACCGATCTGTGTGCCCTGCTGGAGGGCGACGGTCAGCGGGCTCGTGCCAGAGGCCAACTGCACGGCGATGTCATTGAACTGCGCGGCAAGGTTGCCGGTCTGGCTGAGCAGGTTGCTATTGGCAGCCGCCACCGTGCCGAAGCGAGCCCGCAGTTTCTCCAGAGACGCCGCATACTGGTCGGCATCAATCTTGCCCTGATTGAAGGCCCGATCGAGGATTGCCTGGCCGCGCGCCATCTGCTGCTGAGCGCGGAAGGCAGGATCGATCTGTGCAGCAAGGCGCTCGAAGGCCCTGCCGATATCCAGCTGCCGCTTGGTGGCCGTATCCGTGACCCGCGCAGCTTCCTCGCTCGCCTGCCCGACCCGCGTCTGAGCGTCAGAGACCTTGTTGAGGTCAGTGGCGAGCTTATCCAGCCCCTCCGAGACCCCGCGGACGGTCACGGTATCAATGGTGTTCGTTGCTGCCATGTGAAACCTATGTGCGGGGTTTGCGCTTCGCCATCTCGGTCATGTACGTACCGTCCATGCTGCGGATGAGGAAGAAGAACCGCTCGAACTCGTCAGGATCGATGATCCCGTAGCGGCGGGCGTAACAATCAACGGCGGTGAAGGGGATCGGGCCAGCGGCCCCGAAACCGAGCGGGCGATCGTTGTTCAAATCCCAGAACGCCCGCCAGACGAAGAGGAGGTGAGGCGCGACTTCGGGCCGTTCAGCGACCGATTGCGCCAGGTCTTCGCCCCGCTCGGCAGCCACTTCCTGAAGCCATTCGGATATTCCGCTCTGCCCCCAGGAAAGCCGCCACAGCAGGGCGTCTGTCAGTTTTTTGCGTCTTCCTCGACGCCGAGAGCGCCTTCATCCGCCACGATGCTCGCGGCCCAGGCCACAGCATCACGAAACCGGCGCCATTTCGGGTTGAGCAGGAGTTCCTTTGCCTGCTCCTTGGAGTATGGCGCGGGCTTGCCGTTGATCATGACGCCATCCCAATCGAGGAGAACCGTCTCGAGGAGGCAGGTCGCGGTGATGCGGTCGAGTTCCTCCGGGTCGATCTTGCCGCCCTGCTTCTTGGCGCGCGGCAGGGCGTCGATGAGACGGGCCTGCAGCTTGCGATAATCGGCATTGCCGACGCCGCGCACCTTCAGGCGCAGATCGCCCATCTCTGGAATGTGGTCGACCCAGGCACCCTGTTCAAAGCGGGTGGCATCAATCGCGATATCATTCAGCTCCATTCTGAGCGTCCTTCTTTGCCGTGGCCTTGGGCCCGTTCTTGCTGGTTTCCTTGGCGAGGCCCTTGCTGACGAGGATGTCGGCATAGGCATCCGACACCTCGACAACCTCGCCCTTGGCGAATGAGACCTTCTTCGAGGCCGGGTAGCCGTCGAAGTTCTCGGTGATCTCTACGGACTTCATGACGCTCTCCTTATGCGACGGCGCGGTCAATGCGGATGGAGCACTGCTCGGTCGGGTCGTAGACGGCGCGGATCGGCATGCTCACGATCACGTCGTCGCTCTGGCCGCCGGCGCGCACCTCGCCATTGCCGAAGATGACCTTGGGCAGCATGAAGGCGTATTTTTGGCCGGAGGCGAGGCCGAGCGTGAAGGAAATCGAGCCCGAACCGTGGTCGAGAACCTTCTGGTAGAGGTCGTTCGACTGGAAATAGGTCTCGATGGTGCCCGTCACGTCGCACATGCCCTCCCCGAGCTCGTCGGAGTAGACATTGCCGACCAGAGGCCGGTTGCGCAGGTTGTTGGCAATCTGCAGGTTGAGCGTCCGTGTCGGAGGATTGGCTCCCAGGCCGGTCACGTTCAGGTTCGCCACGCTGGCGGACGAGGACATGACCGGGGTGGAGGCCGGGGCGGCATAAGTCGCACCCGTCACCGCAGCGTCGTCCAGTTCTTCCCGAACGCCCATCAGGTCCATGGTGCCGGTCACGATCTGGCGCGAAGCGATGTCGAAGCTGATGGAGTTGACCATCACGCCCATGAAGCGGCGGTAGTTCTCGACGCCGCCGACCGTCAGCGTCTCCTCGAAGGTGAGGCTCTGCCGGGTCGTGCCGTTCTTGAGCACGTTCGTGGTCCAATTGTTGAAAAGGGCCGCCGCCAGGATGTCATCGAAGCTGCCGTAGGAGAACTCGAACGGATAAGAGCCCGTCACGTCCATGCCGGTGAGGATCTCGTCGCGGATGTTGCGATCGGCCTGGACCTCCTGAGAGGTCGCGGTCGACTTGTTCGTCCGCAGGCCGCCGCCCGTGGTGCGCAGCGTCTTGAACGAGGGGGTTGCGGGCGTCTGCCCGTAGGCGGTCTCCGCGACATAAGCGACGCGGCGGCTGGCGCCAGTAGCGTAGGCCATTGGTCAGGTCTCCTGCGATGGAAGGGTAAGGTCAGCCGATGCGGTCGAACTGATACGGAACGGCGATCGAAAGCCGGTAGAAGTTGCCTTCGTCGTTGTTGTCGTCGATGGCAGGCGGGGACGGCGCGAAGGTCTCAACACCGTCGAAATGCTTTCCGCGATAGAGGGCGCGCAGTTCATCGGCCCACTGAAGCATCGTAGAGCGGTCCTCGCCCCGGTTCATGAGCAGCACGAGACGGGCGACACCCTCTTCACGCCAGACATTGGCGCCCGGCGCTCCGACCGAAATCTGCTCCTCATTGGCGACGGGGTATTGGAACTGGAGAAAGGAGGCGCTCTCGTCAGCGCGCTCGGTCTTGTGGAGGAGCCCATTGATGGGGCAGCGACTCCAATTCTCGACAGCCCGTGTCTCAAAAGCATTCACGACAGCTTCACTAGCCATGGTCGTCCTAGATTGTGATCACGATGGCCGGCGTGCGGTTCTCACGATCCGTCTCACGGCGCTGCTTTGGCGTGCCTTCGCTCGAGGCCAAGGGCGTGCGATAAGTGAAGCGGATGTTGGCCATATTGCCGAAGCGCTTCTTGGCAAGCGTGGCGACCGCCTGAAACACGCCATCAGGGGCTTGGTCGGATAGGCCGCGCTCAATCTTGCGGCTGTACGGTTGAGTATTGAGGTAAACCGCCTCCTTGAAGGGCGGAACCGGCTGGCCGGGGTCAAGTTCAACGCCATCAACGAAGAAGGCAAAGGACCGTTGATACTCGCCGGTCAGAACCGGGGCATGAATGACGAGCTGCTCTCCGATCCAGGCAAACAGGTCGTCCAGAAGCTCGAAGTCGAAGACGATCACGCCATCCGGCTTGACCGACTCCAGCGGTGCGCCCTCGCGGCGGTCGACGAAGGTCTGATGCGGCGGCACGCGGCCAAGAGCCTGCCGGTTGACCTCCTGGGCCTCGGCAAGGCGCTCCCGCGCATAAGCCGCGAGACGGGCGCTCTGCGCCTGGGGCGAGAGCGTGCGCTGCATGATCAACTCGATGTTCCGGTTGATCGGGGTGATCTTGGTGCGAACGGCCATCAGCCCTTCACCTGAAGTTCGATCCGGACCAGAACGTCGTTCATCTTCACGGGCACGGCCGCCACGATGGAGCGCACGCGCCCGTCGATGGTGATCCAATCGCCCTCCTGCAGCATGCCACCGGGCCAAGTCTTCAGGCTGGACGGCGACAGGATGACCTTGCTGTCCTTCTGCGTGATGCCGCCGATGAGTTCTTCGGGGTCGTAGCCGCGGACATGCGCCTTTACGGTCGCTGTTGCCACCGGCGCCGATGACGTACCGCGGCGAAGGGCTACGGTCTGCCCGTATTTGGCGATAGCACGGTCCAGAGCGTTGATGGCTTGGCGCGGGGTCATTCAGAAGGTTCTCGCCATCACGAAGGGCCGCAGAAGCCCCTCAGCCTCGGGATGGGGCAGCGTCGAGACCTGTCCCGGCACCCAATAATCGGTTCGCCCAACGCCCTCGACCGTCTCGCTCTTGGTGAGCGGGTCGCGCTGGCGGCCGGCAATGATTGCGGAGATGATCAGAACGGTGGCCCGTTCGACCATGACGGGCAGATCCCGTCCCTCCTCTCCAGGGAGGATAAAGCCCGCCGTGTAGGTGACATCCGTTGCCCCGTGGCGCCACGCGATGACGCCGCGACCCGAGATCCGTGACAGCAGTCCGGAACGGGCATCGAGGCGATAATCCGGCGAGGTCAGGGCGATCCCGCCCGAGGTCACGCCCGTGATGGCAACAACGGGCGTTCGGCTTAGGATGAGCGGCCCCGCAGCAGACCCGAAGAAACTCTCGGTGACCGTCTCGCGTGCGAAGACGCGGTTGCAGTATTCCGCCACGAGTCCCGACGCTTGGTCGATCAGGGCCTCAACAGCAGCATCGTTCATCTCAGCCGCCGTGACGCCGGTTTCGGCACGGACGGCCGCGACGGTCGTCAGCCGGGCGCTTTCCGCCGGCGTCACAACGGTGATCATGCTTACTTCTCGCCCTTGAGGTTGCGCTCGACGGCTTCGGAGCCGCTCAGCGTCGGGTCGTTGAAGTCGATGCGGTTCTGATCCTCAGTCGTGTCGGCGCGCGGGTTGTCATCGACAGCGGGATGGGACGGGTCCACATCCGCCACGGTCTGACGGGGCGCGCCCGAAGGGTCGAACTCGGTCGCGGGTGCGACATTCGCCTTCTTCTGTTCGGTCTCCGTGGTAACGGAGGTCTTTTTGGTAGCCATGGTCTTTCTCCTTCGCGAAAGGGGTGAGAAGCTCACCTACAAAAAGGGCCCCAAGAAGGGGCCCTGATTGTCGTTATCGTGAGATCGCTTAGGCCGCGACCACCAGGGCCCGCATGGGCTCCGGATTGTAGACGCCACCACCAACGCGCTTCGTGGTGTAGAAGTGCACGAAGGGCTTGTTGGTGAAGGGGTCGCGCAGGACGCGGATCCCGATGCGGTCCACGACCAGATAGGTCGCGTCCATATCGCCGTAGAGGGCCGCAATGTTCCCCGCAGCCACCGCCGGCATGTCCGGGATGTCCACGATCTGCTCGCCTGCCAGAGTGGCCGGCTGACCGGCCGCATAGGAGGGCTGCCAGAGGTAGTTGCCCTGACCGTCCTTCAGCTTGCGCATGGCGGCCTGCGACTGCCGGTTCGTGTAGAGCTTCGCGTTGGCGCGGAACTCGCCCGGCAGGCTGTAGAACAGGTCGATAAAGCCGTCGGACGTGAATGCGGCGGCGGCGCCACTCTTCACGACTGGGATTGCGCCCCACGGATGGCGGGCTGCATTGGCCGCACCGGTGACATAGGTCAGGATGCCGTGCGGCTTGTTCACGCCGTCGCCGGACAGGAAGGCGATGCCCTCCTGGCGAGCGAACTCGGTGTCCACCTCGTCGGCGAGCCACTGCTCGAGATCGATGGCAGCATCGTCCAAGAGCTGCTGCGAGATCGCCGGGTTGGCGTAAATCTCGCCCAGCGGGAAGTCGAGCTGGCCGATCTGCGGCGTGGAGGTGGCCGGACGAGACGCCGTTTCACCCACCCAGCCGGAGCCGACCGCGCGATCCGTGAACAGCTTCTTGAAGCCTGCCGTGGTGATCGAGATCACGCGGGCGTTCGCTCGGATCGGGGAGACCTGCTTGAGCTTGCCGGTGATGGTGCGGTCCCATTCCACCGGAGCCAGGAAGCCACCGTCCGGGTCGGAGCCCTTGGTCATGGCGGCCTGCACGTCGCCCTTCCGCATGTGAGCCTTGAAGGCCTTCACATATTCAGGATCGGCCGGGATATCGCCAATGCCGCTGCCGCCGAGATTGGCTGCGGCGATCTTGGCGTTGATCTCATCGATCGCTGCCTGGAAGTTGCCGACAGCGCTGTTGATGCGCTCGACCTTCTCATCGAGAACCACATCAGCCTTGCTGTTCAGCTTTTCTTCGTGGCTCTTCTTGAACTCCTCGAAGGCGTTCTGAAGAGCGGCGATCATGGCTTTAGGGTCGGTCGTGTCGGCGCGGACGCCGAGCGCCGACACGGCACGCGGGAAGCTGACTGCACCAGCCGCCACAAGGGCGAATGGAGCAACGGCAGAAACAGAGGAAGCAGCCTGCACGACATCGCCCATGGCGAATGCCGCGTCAGAGATGGAGAACATGGCGGCGGCAGCCAGTGCCGCGACCATGAAGAGGCGAGCAAAGCGAGACATTTAAGTCCGTCCTTTACGATTTCAGGGTTGCAAGAAGCCCGGCCAGGCCGGAGTAGATTTCGCCGTCAGCGCCTGGCGTGACAGCAAGGTCAATGGCAGCGCCGGGCGTGCCCTTGATCTTGTTGATGCGAGCCCGCGCCTCAGAGCGCGACAGACCCGCAGAAACGAGTTGCAGTTCCATGGCCCGCAGATCGTTGACCTGCCGGTCCTTGGCCTTGGCGTCCTCATCCGTCGTGATAGCGTCGGCCGGGAGCAAGGCGTCCGCGAAGCCGCGATCAATCGCTTGGGAACCGGACATGAACGTCTCGGCATCCATCCACTTCGCGATATCCTCGGGCTTCTGTCCGGAGCGGGCTGCGTAGAGGTCGACCATGGCCTGATCGAACGGCGCCAGCCATTCGGCGGTCTCGGCCATGTCGTGGCGGTTGCCGATGGCCAGCACCCAACAATTGTGGATCATGATGAAGGATGCGGCACCAATCTCGATAGTGTCGCCGGCCATGGCGATGATAGACGCTGCCGACGCAGCCATGCCCATGACCTTGACCGTGATCGGCTGAGGGTGTTCGCGCAGGACGTTGTAGATCGCGATACCCTCGAACATGTCGCCACCGGGCGAATTGATCTGGATCTCGACGGGACGGTCGCCGATGGCTCGGAGTTGCGAAGCGACCTTCTTGGCGGTGACACCGCCGCCAGTCCAGTAGTCCTCGCCTATGGTATCGAACATGGTGATAACGTTGTCACCCATGCTCACGGCGCGTACACCGGCAGCATCTTCGGCCCAGCGGTCGAACACCTGCGGCTTTGTGAACGCATGAACGTCCTGGCGCACGGGCAATGGCATCGCGCTTGGCCGTGCCATGGCAAAAACCTTCAGGTTACGCGGCATTGCTACCACCTCCATCAGCAGGCACCGTCTGGCCCGCTTTCTGTGTCATGGGATTCAGGAGTCCTTTGCCGTCCGGATGCTCGGGCATGTCGAGCATGTCGCGGACCTCGTTCGCTTCCATCCATGGCTTGTGGCCGCCGGCGCCGAGCGCCTTGGCGAAGAACTCGCCCTGATCCTTCATCGACCCGCGCAGAAGCGCGCCAGCATTGAACTTGGCCTCGTATTCGTCCTTCTCTTTACCCACGAGAAGAGACCGCTCGATGGCCTGCTGCCAGGCCTCGAACCATGGATTGAGCGCATAACGGACGAAAAACTGCCCCAGAACGTCGATGCCGGATCCCCATGAGGTCTCATCGACCATCAACAGGGGCCGCGGGATGCCGAACACGCGGGCGATCTCCTCGACCTGGCGGGCTCGCGTCTCGTTCGACTGCGCATCCTTCGGACTCGGACCTATCGGCTTGTATTCAAGGCCTTCTTCAAGGATGGGCGTCTGTCCGGCATTCGCCGCGCCGCCATACCGCGCCTGCCATGAGGCCAGAAGCCGCTCATAGGCGGTATCGCTCAAGGACTTTTCGGTCCGGAGCGTGCCGTCCACGAAACTGCCGTTCTTGAACACCCGGCCGAGCGCGAGGTCGGCAGCCAAGGCGAGCCCAATGGCGTCACGAGCCATCTGCACGAGCGAAATTCCGTTCAATCCGTCAATGGACAGACCACGCAGATGAAAGACCTCTTCCGGCTTCAGGATGCGCTTGCCGCCCTTCGGCGGCTGATATTCATAATGGATCGACCAATCATCGTTCTGGACGATCTTCACCCAATCCGGGTTGAGCGGCACGAGCCGAGCAATTTTGTCGGTCCCGGCCCTGATGTCACGCGACCGGACGATAAGGGCATAGCCATTACCCTTCACCAAAGCCCGGAACTGCATCAGGCTCCGGAAATCGAAGGCCGTCTGCCAGTTGTTCGGCTCCCGGTGCAGAAGCCGGAACAGCCGGTGATCGGCGGCCTTTTCCTTGGTCTCGCTCCGAATGAGGTGCAGCGGCAGCATGCCGATGGCATTCGAGATCAGGCTTACCGAGCGGAAGACGGCGGGGTTCTCAAGTGCCCGCTTGACGTTGACCGTCACACCGGAGGACGACTCCGGTCCATCTCGCAGAAAATCCAGGAGCCCCGGGTCATCAAGGGAATAGTATTCAATCGCCGCACGAGGTTGCCCGCTCGGCTGCGCAACCGATGCCGCGGCGCTCTGGCGAGGCCTGAAGAAATCGAGGAAGCCCATCAGCCTCATACCATCCGGATGCCGCGGCTCTCATAGACGCTAGGGCCTTGAGCCGCTGGGTTCTTGCTCATCAGAGCCACCGCGTTGAAAGTCGCCATCAGCGGGTCGATCTTGGCCGAGCCCGCCACCTGCTTCGTGATCGTGATGGCGTTGCCCTTGGGCTCCACCTTTGCATTTCCGACCGCCCAGGCCATGAGACGCTGACCGCAATGGGTCAGATCCCCGCTTGCCAGCTTCACCTCGGTCGTCTTGATGGCGCCCTGGAGCTGGTAGCCCTGCGAGACGCCGACAACCCGGTCCTGTCCCTCGATGCCCTCGGCCGCCATCGCGTCCACGATCATGCCGACGCCCATAGGGTCCAAGCCCACCGTCGCGAGCTTGCCGGTCTCGTTGATCGCGGCCACCCGGCTCGCCACATCGGCGAACGCATCGCGCATGTCGTCAACGACCGTCAGATCCTTGTCATTCTCGAAGTCCCGCAGGAGCGGCGCAGTGTCCTTCCGGCGCTCCAGAACGAGCTCGTGTGCCCAGGCGTGGGACCAGTGCAGCCATTCCCGTGTCACGGCATCCCGCCCGATCACGGACATGGCCAGAAGGTCGTCCAGGCCGCCACCGTCGATGCCGACCGTCACCACTTCAGACCGTTCAAGCAGGGCATCTAGCGTCAGGTCCGGATTCCCCTGCCCTTCCCAATAATCCGCCCCGATCCACCGGTCTGAGCGGAGCGAAAGCCCGATCTCGACATTCAGATGTTTGGACAGGAAGCCCCGCAGGGACTCCTCGCCGGTCTGCGCGGCCTTGTCGAACTCCCGTTCCAGGAACTCCACGTCGACCGAAGCCCCAAGGTTGGGGTTCGTGACGTAGAAGTTCGCCTTCTCCTTGTGCGCGCCAGCGTCGAGCATCCCCTTGGGGAACTCATACAGGACCGGCAGGAACCGCTTGTCCTTGATCAGCCCGTCGCGCACGCCGCGCGCATAGTTCAATTTCTGCCGGAATACGCCCGCCGGCGGGTCGTCCGATTGCGTCGTAGCATAGATCACGAAGCCTTCAGGGCGTGACGCCAGACCGCCGATGGCCTCCCGCAGCATGTTCTCCGCATTCGCGCGCTTGCCGAAGAGCCAGAGCTCGTCAATCAGCGTGCCGATGGCCTTCTTGCCCGACACCGTGTCGCTGTCGGCAGCGACCACCTTCAAGGTCGCCTTCGTCTGCCGGTGGGTGATCGTCCGGATGTGCTCCTGAACGTGCAGGAGGTCGTTCAACTCGTCGTCGGCCCGGATCATGTCCCGCGCCGGGAAGAAGCTGTTGTTCGCCACCTCGATCGTCGGCGCGATGATCTGGAACTCACCGCTCGAGCGCCAATTGCGGAGCAGCGCTGTCATCATGATGCCCGAAGCGCCGGTCGACTTGGCATTCTTCTTGCTGATCAGCAGGAAGTATTCCGTGATCAGCCGGCGGCCAGTCTCCGCGTCGTAGGATCCGAAGATCGCCGCCACGAAGTCCTTGAGCCAAGGCATCGCCGCCTTGCCCATTGTCGGGCTACCAGGCGCGTCCACGATCCGAAGCTGGTTGAAGACGCTGAGAGCCGCCTCGGCCTCCGCAGGGAACAACGGAGCGAATGGGATCAGGCTCTCACGATTGACGATCCTCCTCTCCCAATCCGGGCAGGCTGTTGTCCACTCCATGGGTTACTTGTTGTCCACGACGAGCTTCGGGGGAGCCGGCGGGGCAAACTTGCCCCTCGCTGCCTCTCTGGCGGCGTCCTCACGCTGCTCTTTCTTGCCCTTCTCGCCCTCGACATCCTTCAGAGCACCCAAAGCCTGAGCAATCGTCTTGAGCGTCATGGATCGAGCCGGAAGGCTGACCGCCCTCATCATCGCGGTGCGACGGCGCGTGTTCGCGTCCTCATGCGTCTCGTCTTCGATGAGATCCTCGATCTCCCCGATATGCGATGTGGTCGCGTCCAGCTCATCCAGGAGCCGAAGAGCCAAATCCCGCCCGATCTTGAGAGGGTCTGTCTGACGCCCCTCTCCGATCGCCCGAAACTCTCGAATTGGCGGGAGGATCGTTGCTACTGGACGGTGCGCAGTAGGCTTCTCGGTGCGCACCCATCCTTCAGCCGCAGCCTTCTTTCGAATAGCCGACTCCGACACACCGTATTTCTTCGCAATCTGGCGATTTGAAAGGGATCCAGCGCGATAGGCGCTCTCGATCTCCTGCCAGTTTTTCTTGCTCATTATCCTGTCGCGCACCTGAAAGTGCGCACCTCAAACGCTCCAGAGGGGAAATTTTCCGCGCGTGCGCCCCCGGCCGGTTGTCGCCCCCAGGGATGTTACAGACTTTCGATGCCCCCGCCCCTCATCGTGCGAGGCGTCTGGCCTTCTCGTCTGCCGTCTTCCTGTTGTGGCAGGGCAAGCACATCAGCTTGATGTTCGCCCTATCGAGGGGAGCGCCGCCGTCCTTCAGTTCCTTGATGTGATCGCCAATGATGCGGAGCGGTTTGCCCTTGTGATCGTGGGATCGTCCGCACTCCTCACAGGCGTTGCCTCTCTCTCGCTTGATGGCTGCGACCAGACCCCGCCATGCGGGGGACAGGTAGAACTCATCTGCTGTCTTAGGTGGGAGTTTGGCCACCCTCATGTCGAGGGGAGTGAGAGACGGACCAATGGTCTTGAGCGGAGCTCGCTCACGTGGCCTGTGCTTGAGGTCTAGGGGCTTGGGCATTCAGTTTGAGGTGGGTTTCCACAGTTGACGTATGGCGAACGCGTTGCAGCCCACTCAAGCGACGCGCATGCTTCTGATCTCGGTAGGGAGAAGAGCATGGAACAGAGAACGTTCGGGATCCAACGTTACAAATATTGCAGGCACGATGGGGTCTTGGAAAGAGCGGAAGCACAGACCCACATTCAAGCGCTAGACAGATACCATCTGGGCGGGGTCACAGAGTACACGTCATACCAGCCTAAGCTGCGCAATGATCTTCGCGCCAAAGTATGGGATGGTTCCGACATACGCTGGTACTACTCTAAGCGTTCGGAACGACTCCCTAAGCAGCGGATACTCAGGCCAAGTGAATGTCTCGGGCGATGATCCGAAGCTGATCCCGCAGCATCTCGGATAGCTGCAATTCCGTCTGGTTTTCCCTGAGTGTCAGGGTGAGGAAGCGGTAGAGAATGTCCATAGGGCTACGTTATTACGCATAAGGAGGCTGGCTCGGCTCCATCGAGTGCTGGTTCCCCGCGACCCTGCTGGATATTGTCCAGCTTGTCCGAAAGGGGTAAGGCACTGGCGGAGTCGGGCAAGTTCATGATCCAGAAACTTCCTTCAATCGACCATTCGGTCTCGTTGCACGCTTATCGTGCCTACCTGCTCAATGAGCAGGGTCGCTTTATGAACGTGATTGAGCTCTTCTGCCGGGATGACGAGGATGCGATTGAGCAGGCCCGTCGTCTTGCCAATGATCATGCCGTGGAAATCTGGGAGCGGGATCGGAAGGTAGCGCTCATCCCAGCATCTAACTCCTGAACAGCCCCAGCCTCTCGGTCATGCTCTCTTCCACGTAGAGGTTCGGGGTCACCCCTTGTTAACCCAGGCAGGATAGCTTTTCCGCTACCGAGGGTTGCCTTCATCCTTCATAACCGCTAGCTAGGCGGCCATTCGACCAGATAATTCATCCACTTCGGAGGAGCCGGAATGCCCCACGAAGCGTATTGCGTTAGGTATCGTAACCGTCGCTGGTTTGTTTTCCAAGGTGGCCGGGAAATTGGTGCCTTCCATTTCCGGATCAGAGCCCTTGAGTTCGCTGTTACCACAGCCTGCCACCCCAATAAGACCGACCTACAGAACGTTTATGTGCTCGATCAGGATGGCTCTTTCTATACAGCCTGGAACTGCGCCCGAGATCTGATCACTCTCCAAGCCTAGCAGTTACTTACCGCAGCAGCCTCAGCCTCTCGGCAATGTCCTCTTCCACATACTGGTGAGGAGCGATCTCTACCATGGTCGCTCCATCATCGGAGCGGATGTAGGTCTTGCGGGTTTTGGGCATCTATTTCGGAACTAGTCGGGAAGTACGCAATTGACGCACTGTAGCTTATACGCTACAAACGTACTTAGTTACGACGTAAGCAAATATGATCGAGATCAGAGAAACAGCCGAGTTCACGAAGTGGATGAAATCCCTTCGTGACACTGTGGCAAAGGCGAAGATCGCCTCTCGTATTCGCCGCTTAGCCTACGGCAACCCCGGCGATGTTAAGCCTGTAGGTCAAGGCGTTAGCGAGATGCGGATCGACCACGGGCCCGGATACCGGGTCTATTTCGTGGGTCGCGGCGATACTTTGATCGTGATCCTTTGCGGGGGCGATAAGTCAACCCAACAGGCTGATATCGATCGGGCTATTGGGTTGGCGGGAGAGCTTTAGAGGGATAGCTGATGGCCTTAGAAACGCGTCCATTTGATCCAGCAGAATACCTAGACGACAAAGAAGCCCTGGCTGCCTACCTGACCGAAGCCTTCGAAACCGGAGATCCTGCTTTCATCAGTGACTCTCTCGGGGTGGTTGCGCGCGCCATCGGCATGTCGAGTATCGCTAGGAACACAGGGCTTTCACGAGAGAGCCTCTATCGAGCGCTAAGCCCGGAAGGGAATCCTGAGTTCAGTACCGTTCTCAAGGTGATGGAAGCTCTTGGCATGGAGATCAAAGCAGTTCCTGCTCACGAGAAGCACCATCCAGAAGCGGCCTAACTACTAAAAAGCCCCGCGCGATTATCTCGCCGGGGCACCTGCCTAAAGCTAACGCACTCCGGGTGAAAGTCACCAAGAGTGCGTCTGTGCTTGTATAACTATATTAAGAGGCCTGCGGTTTCAAGAGTCTAGCAGGGTTATCCACGGCGCTCGGAGCCCGCAAATTCACCTCCCGGGAACTCAAAGTAATGAGGCAGCTGTTTGCTCCCGTGCCGCTTTACGAAACAGCAACGCCGATCCAAGCCATAGGGCGACAAAGCCAGCCGTGAGAACCCAGGTGAAGTGTCCAGCGACCTGAGCAATGACAGCGACCAATATCTGAGCGAGCGCCACCGCTACCATCGTAACTGCCATTCCGTACGGCTGGGAACGTGCGATAGCTGCCCCGGCTATGCCAACCGCGAGCACTCCGACATACATCAGGTTGAGGGGGTTATCCTCCGACCCAATTATCCCGACGGCAAGGTTCATCCACACAAGGACGAACGCTGCCGCTGTCGCTATTCCTACAGCAGCACGATACGCGCTGCTGCCGGTCGCCCTAGCCGCAAGCTCGTAGAGACCGCATGCGACAGCCAACATAGATCCGAAGACGATGAAATCCGTCTCATCCCAATTTACTTCCGCAGTAACCTGCATCGCGATCAGGGGCAGCAGGAGCAGGAACGCCGCGGCACACCAGACCGCTATCCTCCAGCGGCTGCCTCGCCATCCGCTCCCAATATCTGGTTTTCCTGCCATAGCCATGCTCCGTCCATAATCTAGGATCTCACCCGGCTCCCGTCATATTTACTCCGCAGCCTCCAATCGCTGCAACTCCGTCGCCTTCATCTGAACCTTCGTCCCTCGGCCCATGAAGTCGAGCAGCACTTCCACTCTGCCCTTTGAAAGCATGGAGACGACTTGTGCCTGAAGGTCCGCGAAGGCTCCCACGGTGAGACGGACGACCTCTCCCGGTTGGTACTGCGGCCCAAGGTCCGGCAGACGGGTGAAGTCGAACTCTCCAGCCATCTCCCGCTCAAGCAGCCTCGCCAGCGGATGGATAGGCGTTTCCTGCCCGTCTCGTGGCTCAGGAGCGGGAATACGAGCTGGGGAGCCGTTGCCGTCGCGGACAAGGCCCTCAACGCCGTCCACACCTCTCATCCGGTAAAAGTCCTGATCCGGGCGCAGGCCGATGAACAGGTACCGGGGGAAGAGCGGAGACTCGCGGGCTTCCTTCTTCCTGGCGTGGACGACCCAGCGCTTTGTCTGAGGCAGATACGTCTGATACCCGGCGCGACGGAGGCCGAGCTGCGCCCTCCGCTCGCACTTGGGATTGCAGACGACCACGAACCAGGTGAAGCCTTCAAAGGTGTCCGGAGGCTCGTGGTTGATGATGCGGCCGATCTTGGCGAAGTGCGCAGGACCGTAGTGGGCAGACAGGACATAGCGGGGGGTGGTACTCATTACGCTGCTGCCTTCCATTCCATGCGGGCGGGTTCTGTAGCCTGCTGTTGCATCTGGTCTTCGTAGAGAGCCCGTCTCATGGCTCGCCAGAAGAGGGCCTGCATGAGGGCTTTCTTGCCGACCTTCATGACGCCAACCTCTTCAGCGACTTCGTGATCGCGGAACGGTCAACGCCGAAGCGGCGGGCAATCTCCGCGCGCCTCATGCCCTGATCGAGCAGACGAAGAACCTCACGCTGGTCGAGGATAACCTTGCCGGTGTTGGCGTAGCGCCTCTTTTCGGTCTGCTGGGTGTTCATGCTGCCTCCCCCTTCTTCATGTCCGTGAGGATCTTGGCGAGGCCTGCGCCGATGGTGATGGGCTGTGATGCCGTGGCCTGGAGGCGCTCAAGGGTCTGCTCCGGCGTTTCCTTCGGCTTCTTCGCGTCGTCCTTGGCCGCCATCTGGGGGCGGAGCTCTGTCTGCCAGCGAAGGACATCAGCGGCGCGCTTCTGCATGTCTGGATCGATCGGCGGCAAAATTTCCGCGTCGAGAACCGCCTCGATCTTCGCCCGCTCGTCCACGAACTTGTTGACCTCTTCCCGGCAGGCGCGGGCCATCTCGGGGGCTGTCGGGGCAAAGGTGCCCGTGCCGCGTCGGCCCTCCAGGAACTGCCGGCAGACCTCATTCACCGCCCACTCGGGATAGGGTGCCAAAGCCCGCACATAGAGGCTGATCGCGAGTTTCGCGTTCTCCTCGCCGTCATTGGTTGCCGGGAAAGCGGCCCGCAGAGTGGCTACCGAGCGCACCAGGGCGGTCTCTGAGGCCGGGGCTAAGGCATGGTCCAAATCTGCCTTGCGAGCCGCCAGCGCCCGCCTTTCGTCATCCGAAGGCGCGGACTCTGCCGGGATAACCTTCTTCGTCGCGGTCCCAGGCTTCGCTTCCAGGGCGTTCGTAAACCGCGAGGTGAGCACGTCGAGTTGTCGGCTGGGGAGCGTCGGGGCCGAGGATCTCACCGTCGAGATTGTCGAAAGGGCGGTCATGGGGTTCACTCCGGGCGTTGAGTTCTTCGAGGTGGGCTTCGCGGGCGATGTTGAAGAAAGTGGCTTGGGCGGACTGTCGGGTTGCGGGACGGCCTGTCGGCGGCCCTTCGGAGGTTTTTCGGTAGGGCGAGCTGCACCACGTCCGCCAAGCGGCCTTCCAGTCGCGGTACTTCTGGCCCTTAGCGACGTTACGGTTCACGAACCGCTCCCACTCCTCCATGACGAGGCTGCGCGAGATGCCCTTGGACACGGCATAGGCGATGTCCACCTCGTCGGGCTGAAGGTTCGGATCGATCTCGGTTTCAGGCTTGCGTGCCTTCTTGGGCGCACCCTCTCCTGAACGTAGTGAAGGAGAGTTATTGATAGGGTTAGGGTTAGGTGCTTTCGTTTTGCTTTCTTCAGAAAAACCATTTGCTTTATTCGCATCGTGATTTTCCAAGGACTTAGGCCTGCCGCCCATGCGTCCGGCAGCGGCCCTTTTCTCCGAGCGTTCAGCGACCCAACGACGTTCTTTTGTGAGCCGCGACTGCCTCCAGAACCCGTCCTCATCCAAGGACCAGAACGCCATAATGGTCGGCTTAATGGCCTGCCAACGCTTCGCGCTGAGGCCGATCATGCGAGCGATCTTCGCGTCATCGTTCGGGATGCCGCATCCGGGGGACCGCCAAGCGATCATGAGGAGCTGCAAGTAAGCGCCATGTTCCTCGCAGGTCAGGTGCTTGGTGTCGCCAAAGTAGGCATCGGTAAAAAGCGGCAGGCTGGGGAATTGGCTCATGACTGCACCTTCTTGGCCCATGCAATGACCTGATCGACGCAGCCAAGCGGATCGCGCCAGAGTTCCGACCCGGTGAACCGGAAGATCTCAACCCCTGCCAGTTGGGCCTCACGGTCACGAGAGCGGTCCCTCGCGGCTTGTCCCTGTGTACGCTCATGGAAGTTGTGCCCGTCGCATTCCACGATGAGCGACTTCCATCCTTGTTCGCGGCTATATGCGTGGATGACGAAATCCGCACGCCAGCTAAGAAAATTGCTCTGCGGCTCGATGAGCAGATAACGGCGGAAGAATGGCTCCGTCGTCAGCAGCTCGCGGCGCTCATCGGTCAGAGGAACCACGTCCCGGATATCGTGGACGCCGGTTCTGATGGAGAACACCAGAGCGAACCAAAACAACTGCTCGATCTTGGACTCGCAGATGTTCTCCTCCTTGAGCCAAGACATGTCTTCGCGGAATCGATCACAGATCTGCTCCGCCAAAAGATCGAATCCGAAGAGTTTGCTCATGCGACCTTGCCTTCTGTTTCGGTCTCCATCCGATGCGAGAAGCACCGCCAGCAGCCGGGGATGTTGCGGAGGTAGCTGACGCCATAGCCAAACGACGCGCGGGCTCCGCAGAGCTCGCAGACGTGCTCACCGATGATCTCGCGAGCGGGCTTGGCTTCCGGCTTGGGCATGCTGGGGAAGTTGAACTGGAGGGCTTTGCTCATTCGGCGCCCCCACCATCTGGAAGCGACGTCTCAAAGCCGCGATGCGCCCTGCCGTGGATAGGCTTGATGCCCAACTTGCCGAGGCGCCACAGCACAGTGCGGTACGGCATCTCGGGGAAAAGGGCCTGCCACACGTCGCGCGACGTGCCGCCGTCGCGGATGATCTTGCGAGCGCGGCTGATGTCGTTTGATGACCACTCGGTAGGCTTGCGGTGGCGGGCCGCAGCTGCCAGTTTTACGCCCTTGTCGTGCCAATACGCCATCACCGCACCTCCGTGAACTTCACGCGGAGGCAGCCCCATCCGTTCAGGGTCTCGACGGCATCCTTGAAGGTGTCCACGACAGCATGAGGGATGCCGTTCTTGTGGCAGAAGGCGGCGAAGGCCTCCTGATTGTCGTTCAAGCTCTCGCCTACCCGCTTGAGCTCCAGGGCGTGGAAGAGTCCCTGCGGGGATACGATCTGGAAATCAGGCCAGCCCGCCTTCAGTCCCATCCTCTTGAGTTTGGCGCCCGTCTTGTCGTCACGCAGCTCGCCGGCCGGGAAGTGCGTGTAGCGCCAATCCGGATGGCAGAAGTCCTTGAGCAGCTTTGCGACGGAAAACTGCAGCTTCAGTTCCTTCGGGCTGGGCAGCTGTTCACGCGTGATCACCTGACCAGTGAACAGCGGAAGACGAGGGCGGGGTTTGCGGGCGGCGCGCATGATCAGCCCTCACGCGTATGCGTATGCGCGTGAGGCGCGTTCTGATAGGCGTCGAGGTACAGATCGAACAGCGACGACCGCTCGGCCTGCTTCTCAGGGTCTTTTGCCTGCTTGCGGAGATGCGTGACCAGATCGCCCAAGGCAGTCTTGTCCAGGCCATTGCTCTTGGCCTCGGCATAGATGTCCTTGATGTCGGCTTTCAGGGCGTCCTCTTCGCCCTTGATGCGGAGGATGCGGTCGACGTAGGAACGGATGAGATCAGGGGCCATGTCGCTCATGCTGCAGCCTTTCCGGTCTTGAGGGTGCGATAGACGGCTGAATGGGCGCAGCCGAGACGCGCAGCGATCTGGCGATAGTTGAGGCCCTGGTCCTGAAGCGCCTTGCAGACGTTGAAGGCGATCTTCTTTCGAGGCCCGCGCTTAAGAGGGCCGAAGGGAAGCTGAATGCCCTTGATGCGCTCGTGGACAGCTCCCCTGCCCTTCACCTTCGCGAGCGCTTGGATCTCGCTGATGCTGTGGCCCTTGGCGCGAAGTGCCTTGATGGTGGTAATGGTGTCTTCAGGAAGGCGGCGGCTCATGCGGCACCTCCATTCCGGCGCATTGGCACCGGAGCGCTGAGGTCGCGCTTGGCATCCCGCCTGAACTCGGCAATCTCGATCTGCAGCTGCGCGGCAAGTGACTCCAGCTGCACCAGCTCCACGGCATCGATGCCGTCCCGACGAGCCTCCTGCAGCTTCACCATCAGAGCGCAGGCAGCGCGGGTCAGATCGGTGGCATGCTCGTCGTAATCCGCCTCCTGTTTGAGGGAGCGATCACGCGGAACGAGGTCGCAATCGTGCAGGTCTGCCAGGATGCGAGTGACGATGGGCGCGTTAGCCTTGGCTTCCAGATCGGCAATGACATCGACTGGAGCGTTGGTCGTTTCGTGCGGGCTGCCATAGCGGGACAGACGGGCCGGATCCACGCGGGTGACTTCAGCGGCCGCCTTCGGACCGCCGACCTCCGGATGCTTGATCAGCTCGTCTTGTGCCTTCTTCAGGCGGTCGTAATCGATGCGGGCGAGATAACGAGAGTTCATGCCACGTTCTCAGGAATATTTGCGATGACGATGGACAGGAGGGGTGCGAAAACAGCAGCCGTAGCGAGGGGGCTCGAACGATGGGCGACGGTAAAGACAGCAAGGCGAAGGGAGCCAGCGACAGACAGGTGCGCGCTCACATTCGCCGCGTGCTGAAGCAGCTGCTGCCGAAGGGTGGTGAGAAGAAGAAAGGCGCGGGCGACCAGAGGGAACGGTTGCACGAGGTCGCCCGCGCAGGTGCCATCAGCCAGGGAGGAAGAGCTGATGGAGGCAAGGAGAATGAGGGGCATCATGCGGCTTCACCCGTTTTCGCCGTGGCCCCATGTTCGTTTGCAGGGGTACTCTTGGCTCGTACGGAGGGACGAGCATGGGCAGCTACAAGCACCTCGTAGGTGACCCCCTTGATGCGCCGCTTTTTGGCAGCCTCAACCAGGGCGGGCCAGTAACTCACCGGGATGGAGCCTCTGAGCTTCATCAGCGTGGCATGGCTCTCACGCTTCAATCCGATATCTCTGGCCAATTCCGAGGCGGATGGCCACAAGGCGAATATGTCGTGAACTGTGCTCATGAAGAACTAATACAATTTGTATTAGCTCCGGTCAACACCAAAAGTATGATCAACTTCGATACAACCGGTGTCATGAAGACACGCGGGGAACGCCTTCGATGGGCGAGAGAGCAAGCAGGCTACCGGTCAGCCATGGCTGTATCGAAGGAGCTCGGCATTCCCTACTCGACCTACAACACCCACGAACGAGCAGGTGAGCCAGGTGGGCGCGACTTCACGCCGGAGCAGGCCGAGACATATGCGCGGAAATTTCGTGTTGCGCACGGGTGGCTCCTAACTGGCAAAGGCGATCCAAAGGCCGGAGGCGACCATGTGCCACCTCAAATCCGGCCGATCGACGTGTCATTGGCGCAATATGTTGTAGCCGGCTCGGTCGCCGCGGGGACTTATCGCGAGGTAAGCGAGTTCTTCGACGAGGAGCCGCCAAAGATTACTGCCCCCGTCGATATGAAGTACCCTGACGCCCGCCATATGGCCTTCGCCATCGAAGGTGATAGCATGAACAAGGCCAAGCCGCCGATGTTCGAGGGTGGCTATGTCCTCTGCGTCGATTATGAGGACTTGGATAACCGTGTCCCGCTCCGTGACGGCATGAAAGTCGTTGTGGAGCGCACCAAAGACGGCGGGCAACTGCGCGAATGGTCGGTCAAAGAGGTAGAGCTCTATGAGGACCGCGTAGAGTTTCATCCCCGATCCGACAACCCGAAGCACAAGGCCATTGTTGTGCCTCGGAACTTTCAGCCGGATGACGGGACTGAGGTGAAAATCCTCGCTCTGGTGCGCAGCGTCCACTATCCGGCTGATTAATAGGGAACGTTGATCCATTCGACCTTCACCCCCGTGATGGTACCAATCGGGCATTCGCACTTGCCGCAGACAAAAGTCTGCTTCGCAAGCAAGCCGCTCTCAATCAGCTCATCCTCTGTCGTGATCTCGGGCGGGACGGCCTGCAGATATCGTGAAGAAGGTCGCTGGCAGTTGTAGCAGGTCAGAAAGATCTGGAAGCGGGGCATCTCGTTCCGGTAATCGTCCCCATAGCTCTCCTGAATCATCTGGCTCGACATACGCTTCTCCTGTTGAGGCTGCGTCAGCCTGACTCAGAAACGAGAACAGAACAAGAACATATGGCTGTGGATATCGGGGATCGAAACGATTCAAGTCCTAAGCCACTGATCCGCCAAGCTAATACTTTTTGTAAAAGTTTTGCTTGACCTGGCTAATACATTTTGTATGAATACCTCATCACCTCACCGGAGATGAGCCCCATGCAGACCCTCCCCACCTTCACTCTTGAAGCTCTCCGCGATGGCTTTGCCGTCGTGTTCCTGATCGGCGTAGTTGCGCTCGGCTGTGTGGCTCTCGGTGGGGGTTACTGAGATGGCGGAGACGCTCAACCAAGCACTGGCGTCATTGGGACTTACGACCCGCCCGAGCCGCTACTACGGCAAGAAGATCATCGTCGACGCCAGCGGTCTAGAACTCGGCCACTTCGATGCGTCCGAGGGATGGGAGCTTGTTAGCCGCCTCCGTACTGAGCGGCGAGCCGAATACCAGCGTCAAGCAGAAGTCTACGCGATGCAGGAGCTGGGATACCTCCGCAATTCGGAGGCCGCCTGATGCGCCAGCGCACCATCAACTGGAACGGCCACATGCGCGACATGCGCCGCTACCGCTCCCCTGAGCAGATGCTCATCCGCGAGATGCTGGCTGCGCTGAAGGCTGCCCAACCAGTCTTGGCAGAGGAAGCCGAACTGCGGGAGTCCGCCTGCATCCCCGAATACCTCGACCAGGCACAGAAGGCCCTCAGGGCTGTCGATGCCGCTATCACCAAAGCAGAGAGGCACACCAATGGGTGAGATCGTCCGCTTCCCTACTCGCCTTCGCCCCATTCAGCCGATCACCGCAGAGCAGGTTGAGATCCGAGACGCTCTGATCGTGACGATGGGCCCTCATTGCCGTCAGTGCGGCGACCATGGGGTGATCTTCTTCGATACGGCCTACGGTCCGAGCTATCGCCCCTGCCCCTGCGGCGGAACGGGTGAGGATCGGATCGACCTGAACGACTTCGACGGAGCAGCGTGATGGGCACCTACAACACCATCATGGGCAGCGTCTTCGCTGTCATCCTGCTTGGCTCTGCCGCTTACGCTCTCGTGGTCTGCATGTGGCCTGTGAAGGCTGATCGGGAGGCGCGGTGATGCCCCGGTTCAGCAACGAAGAGCGTGGGCTCCTGATCGAGATTGCCGAGACGTTCGCCCGGACGAGCGACGACAAGAAGGTCCGAGGCCACCTGATCAGCGCGGCTCGCAAACTGCGTCAGTCCGACGAGGCCATGACCCGTCGTCATGCAGAAAAGCGGAGGATCAGCCATGTCATTCAGCAAGCCTGACTGCCGCGCCTTCTCTCGCAAGGCTCAAAACCTTGCGCTGTTCTTCGTGGCGGCCGTGACCCTCGCTGCCCTTGGCGTCCTGTTTCATTCCATCTGGGTTCTGCGTCCATGAAGCAGGTCGTCATCACTCCCCGCTGGCGAGGCCCTGAAACCAAACGGATCGCCCGCCGCAAGATCGAAACAACCTCCCGGCTCTGCAAGGAGCTGGGGCTGCCTAAACCGATCCTGAAATTCCCGAAGGACAAGCACCAATGAGCAACAAGAACACCGCCGTAGCAGTCTCCGGGGCAGAGATCATTGATAACGTGCCTGCGCCTGTGGCCTCCGAAAGCGCCGCAATCATCCAGGTGATCGAACGTGCGGCAATGAACCCCGCCGTCGACATCGACAAGATGGAACGCTTGCTCGAGATGCAGGAGCGCATCATGCAGCGCAACGCACGAGCTGCCTATGCGGCCGACCTTGCCCGGATGCAGCCGGAGCTCCCCGTCATTGCCGAGCGCGGCGGCATCAAGGACCGCAGCGGCAACATCCAGAGCACCTATGCCCTCTGGGAGGATATCAATGAGGCCATCAAGCCGGTGCTTGCCAAGCACGGCTTCGCACTCAGCTTCCGTACCGGACAGGAAGAGGGCCGCATCACGGTCACGGGCGTCCTGTCCCACTGCGAAGGCCATAGCGAAGAGACGACTATGCACCTGCCGATCGATACCAGCGGCAGCAAGAATTCCGTGCAGGCGGTCGGCTCGTCCATCTCCTACGGCAAGCGCTACACCGCTGGCGCCCTGCTGAACATCACCAGCCGAGGCGAGGACGACGACGGCAAGGCGGCCGGTGGAGCCGCAACCATCTCGGGAGAGCAAGTTGAGGCTCTGCAGGATCTCATCATTGAGGTCGGTGCCGACCCCAAGAAGTTCCTCGCATACCTGAAGGTCGAGAACCTCGCAGCTCTGCCGGCCAATCAGTACCAGCGTGCGGTCGATGCCCTCAACGCCAAGAGGGCCAAGTAATGACAGAGATCGTTCAAGGCTCTGAGGAATGGCTGGCAATCCGGGTCGGCAAGGTCACGGCCTCCCGCGTGGCTGACGTGATTGCTCGTACCAAGACCGGCTGGGGCGCTTCCCGTGCGAACTACATGGCCGAACTGATTGCGGAGCGCCTCACCGGCGAGCCCGCAGAGAAGTTCACCAACGGGGCCATGAAGTGGGGAACGGAGAACGAGCCCGACGCCCGGATTGCCTACGAGTTCCGAACGGATGCCGAGGTCGTGCAGGTCGGGTTCATTCCTCATCCGACCATCCCCATGACCGGCGCGAGCCCTGATGGCTTGGTCGGCGAGGATGGCTTGGTCGAGATCAAGTGCCCGAACACGGCAACCCACATCGACACTCTCATCAGCCAAGCCGTGCCTAGCAAGTATGTGACGCAGATGCTCTGGCAGATGGCATGTACAGGCCGCCAGTGGTGCGACTTCGTTTCCTTCGATCCTCGCATGCCCGAGCAGATGCGCCTGTTCGTCAAGCGCGTTCACCGTGACGACGCCAGGATCGCTGAACTGGAAAAGGACGTGAGCGAGTTCCTGGCCGAACTGGATGCGAAGGTCACAGAGCTCACCGCCCTTTACGAGCGGAAGGCTGCGGCATGACCACGGCTCCAATCCTCTACACCTGGGATGGCGATGCGATGGTCCCGCTCCCGCGCTTCAAGGCAGAGTGCGACCGCTCCTTTGTGGTTGGCGAGAAGTACCGCCTCGTCGTCCATGAGGATCGCTCTATCGCCAGCCATAACCATGAATTCGCCTTCGTAGCTGAGGCTTGGGCTCAACTGCCGGAGCACCTGACAGAACAGTTCAGGACGCCGGAGCACCTGCGTAAACGGGCCCTCATCGAAGCTGGATACTTCAACCAGCAGGAAGTTGACGCTGGGAGCCATGCTGCCGCTCTGCGCGTCGCCAACTTCATAGCCGCCATGGACGAATACTCTGTGGTCGTCGTGCGAGGCCCTATCGTGGTCGTGCGGAAGCCTAAGAGCCAGTCCCGCCGCGCCATGGGCAAAGAGGAGTTCCAGCAGAGCAAGCAGGCTGTTCTTGAGATCGTCGCCAACATGATCGGCGTACAGCCGGAGACGCTGACGCGGAATGTCGGGAGGGCGGCATGACAGAAGATGTCGGCACCACCCGCCGCAAAGCCCTGACCCCTGCGCAACGCCTCGCCATGTTCGAGCGCCACAACGGCATCTGCTGCATCTGCGGGAAGAAGATCACGGCCCGTCATAAGTGGAGAGACGAGCACCTCATCCCGCTTGGACTCGGCGGGACGAACGATCCCTCTAATCGAGGGCCGGCGCATGACTTTTGCGCGGATGCGAAGACGCACGGCAAGGGCGGCGACCTAGCCCGGATCGCGAAAGCCAAGCGCGTGAAGATGCGGCACCTGGGCATTCGCCGGCGCAAAGGGCCACCAATCCCCGGCAGCAAGGACTCGCCCTGGAAGCGGAAACTCGATGGCACGCTTGTTCGCAGAACCAAGTGAAGCCCCGCCCCCTCTATCGCCAAGCCTCCTAGGACAGAACATGACAGAGCTAGTGAAACGACTGATTGAGTTGAGAGAGAAGATCGCATCAGGCACGGACGTTGCCCACGCCCGCGAGCAGCTCCGCAAGATTAGCCTGGAAGACCTCGACACGATCATCGCCGCCCTATCGACCCCAGAGGGAGAGTGGGTGTTGGTGCCGAAGTCTGCGCTCGATTGGCTAATGGGCGAAGGACCGGATGCAAACGGGCGTTGGTTCGGAGATCGCTCGCCGCAACAGACTAAACCAATCGGTCCGTATTGGTGGCGCTCTGAGTTCCGCGCCATGATCGCAGCTTCTCCTCTCTCCAAGGAGAACGAGCATGTCTAACCCACACAATGCCCCTGAGAGCGGGGGGGAGATGGAACAGGGCGCACCCTTCGGGCCAGGCTCTCGTCGTTCCGATCAAGCTGCTTCGCATCTTGACCCGGCGGGCTTCGATCCTTTGCGCGAGGGCGCTCATCCAGAAGGCTTCATTCTGATGCCGATGGAGCCGGACGAAGAGATGATCGCCGCAGGCTGGAGAGGTTTCCAGGGGTCGGGGCGCGGCACGACAGCGATCTGGCACGCCTACCGCGCCATGGTGGCCGAACGCCAGCGAAGGGCAGGCAAATGACAAAATACCGGGTTCCCGTGCGGGTGAGCGTTGCTCCCGTCTACACCTACGAACGGTTCGTCACCATCGAGGCGAGCAGCCGAAGCGAAGCATATCGGAAAATGATGAGCCAAATCGGTTTCTTCGAGGCTTTGATCCACAAGCCCGGCTGGAAACCTGTTCGACCTGATCTGGACGGCTCCGTCCGGCCTCACCTCACGACATACGACACTTACCCTGACGAGGAGCATCTCGAGGAGTGGGTGAGAGAAGAAGACAAGGATTTCCGCCCATGACCAGAGCACACCCCAGCGTCAGCGATGGAAACCCGCAGGGGCAAGACGCGAAGCGGCTTGATCCGTCAGGACGACAGCGCGGCCTCGAAGGGGAGACGCTATCCCTCCTCTCTCCCCCTCCAGCAGAGACAAGCAGAGGGGAGATCGTCGGTTACATCAAGAACACGGACGGCCCCTTGCCAATGCCGACGCGCGAATGGTTGCGGCGCAAGGTCGAGGCTGATCCCGACGCGGAGACCGACGCTTCTCACCCCGCCGTCACGGAGACAAGCAGAGGGGAGCCGGTGGCGTGGCAGTTCGAGGAGCACGGCGGCACTTGGCAGTTCTGCACGAAGGGCGAATACGAACGCTTCAAGCAGGATGGTTGGCAAGTTCGCGCCCTCTATACGCACTCCCTCCCCACCGTCACGGAGGACTATGCGGGGCTGATCGAGCGTATTCACGAAGACGCGGTTAGGGCCTACCCGGACACAATTGCAGCCATCGAAGCCCTTCTGCAGAAGAACAAGGAACTGGAGGAGGAGATCGCTGACGTTCTCAATGTGGCCGGGCAGTTTAGTCCTGTTCCTGTAACAAGTCGCATCCAGGCCATCGGCACATTCATCAGCTATATCAATGCAGCGAAGTATCGGTGTGGCGAAGTCGAAGCCGCCCTCACCGCCTCCCAAGCCGAATGCGAAAGGCTCAGGGGTGAGGTGGAGCTGAAAGACAAGGCGCTGCGAGCGGCAGACCAATTCATCACCAACGGGGTAGCTCTCGGCTTCATTCGTATGCCTGACGAGGATTGCCCTGATCCTGCGCACGAGACGCCGAAACTTATCCGCGCCGCCCTTTCAAAGAAGCCCGCCGCTGAAGAGGGCTTGGCGAATGCGTCCTGCACCCTTCGCGAGCAGGGCAAGGCATATCCCCGCACATGCAGAGTCTGCGGGCTCGGTCCCTGTCGCAAGCCCGCCGCTGAAGAGGAGATGGGACAGTGAGTGATGCTGACCGAAAAGAGCTTCGCGCGGCTCTCCTGAAATACGGCGCGCTGGTTGCCCCTGTCTTGTCCGAACGTGAGGACCGCCCATGACTGATCTTCAATCCCTGAAGCAAAGAGTGGAGAGGGCCAACACCGCCCGGTTGGAGAAAGCCATCGACCGGCTCTTAGAACGGCAACGCGAATACTACGATGGATGGCTGAAAGCTCACCTCGCACGCATCTCCAAAGGATCACACCATGACAAGCGATAAGATGAGAGAGGAACTGACGCTGCGCATTTCTGACCCCGGCGCATTTGTCGGCCCTAGGGGTGATCGCACCGTCAGCCAGTGGTCAGCCGACGCCGTTCTAGCCCTTCTTTCCTCCGTCAAGGAGGATGGGGCGCCCTCCGCTTCGCTCGGGAAAGAGCAAGGGCTGTCGGAGGCCAGTCAGACCGTGGCGCCGCCTGACCTTGATGATCTGTTGAACGAACTTGCCAGCATGCGAGCGCGGGAAGATGTCGTCGGTAAAAGAGTCGCCGCTGGGTTCATGACATGCATTTCAGGCGGAGGTGAGAGCCCGCGCGTTCAGATCGTTTTCAAGGAACTCCGCGATGCGCAGCTTCTGCACGACGCTCTGCTCGCCCTGGAGAATGGACATAAGGCAAACCTTGCCATCATCAACGCCCCGCGCGTCAGCGATGAGCACCCGTCGGGCCGAGACCTTGGGCTCGGGGCGAAGCCTGCCAGCGCGATCCGCGAAGCGGAGACGCCCGTCACCCCACCGGCAAAAGGAGAGACGAGATGAGCGAGATGGTTGAACGAGTGGCCGAGGCGATCAGGGACCGTCGCACACAAGCTGATTTCCATGCTGTCAAAGACGGGCATTGGATTATCGACCACGACAAGGAACTAGCCCGAGCCGCCATCGAGGCCATGCGTGAGCCGACACTTCCCATGGTTGCAGCCGCCGTCAAACGCGACTGGAAGGGCGAGACCGACCCGACATGGGCAGAGGGCTATCGGGCCATGATCGACGCCGCCCTCCCCAAACAGGAACAGGGGTAAGGACATGGGACGCCGCCATGAGCCCATAACAGAGGAGCGACTAGAACGGGCGCTCGCCTATGCGGCTTTTGTCGTGATGAGGCATGGGCCTGTGTATGCCCCGCTTTTCGACCGGCTGGAACGTGAGCTGATCGCGTACCGCAGCCAGAACACTTCGGTTGAGGACCGCTTGCGTCGGCTCCTCAGCCCTCAGACCCGCGAGGGTGGCTTGAAGGCGATCCGCTGAAGCCACTCTTGCTTTTGCTCCAGGCTGTGCCCTACCCCATATTTCGGCCTGGCGTATTTGTGCCCCATCAGGTTGGCAATCAGCTTTTCAGGGGCTTCCACGGCGGTCAGCCGATCCTCAAAGCTATGACGCAGGGAATAGAGGCTTTCACCCCTCGGACGGAGCCCGGCGTTCTTCAAGACCTTGTTGACCAGGGCCGATAGGGACGCGGCGTTATCGAAGTAGCGCGGGAATCCCTCGGGGAAGCGCTGGGCAGCCATCAGAGACACGCCTACCAAGGGGATGTCCCGCTCCGATTGCGGCGTCTTCAGTTCGCGCCCATTAGGCCGGATACGGACGTGAGGGACCTTCCATTTCAGGACGATGGTCTCCGCGGTCAGGTTCGCCGCTTCCGACAGGCGCAGGCCGGTTTCCACCATAAGATAGAGGATACAGCGGGCCTCTTCGTTGAGCTGGTCCAGGGCGCCTTCCTTCAGGATCCGCTCCTGGATGAAGGCGGGCGGGTACGGGATACGGGAAGCGTCCTTCTCGCCCTGAATGCGCAATTCGCTAAACACGGGCTGGAGCCCAAGACGGTCGGTGCGCTCAATCTCACGGAACATTCGGTTCAGGTGGCCGATGTCCTTGTTGGCCGTGCCGACGTCCACTTCCCCGGCTAAGACGCGATCCTGCCACCATGTCCGGAAATCCAGCGCATCGGCGCGGGTGATGCGGGCCAGGGTTTTGTCCCCGATCACTTCGATCAGGTTCTTGATGGCCCGGAGCTTCGGGTTCTTCCACTTGCGGATCTGGTCGGGGGACATGTTGCGGCGCTCGGCCGCCGTGATTGTCTCGAAGCGCTCGAAGAGACCCGACAGGGATAATTCGGGCTCCGGCTCCCCACCCAGGACAGCGGCATGAAGCTGCTCGTCATCCGGCCTCTTCATGGCCATCAGGCGCTCGAAGCGTTCCAGCACGTCGATGATAGGGCGGTCCACCAGTTCGGGCACGGTGGCATAGTCGAACCCAAGCGAACGGGCGCGGCGGCGGGCTTCCATGTAGCGGGTGCGGGCCTCGACCGATTGGCCGTCCTTGAGCCCCCGCCAGTACGCTTCTGTTTCGGCGTCCAGCCTGGCTGCGACCTTCTTGGCTCGAATCGCCTTGGGGTCGTCGGCTATGCGGATCTTGGTGGAGAGCTTGACCACCCCCCTCATATCGAGGTGCTTGAACTCATCGGGGACGCGGCGGGCGTACTGCCAGAACCCGTTCCGCTTGGTCAGATAATCGGCCAC